AGACACATTTTATGGTATAATTGAAATAGAAAAAGAGAAGGAGTTGATTTTTATGCCTGATCCCAAATATCAAGGATCTGATATCCGTATTGCCCGCCGAATAGCTCGAAAGCATGGTCCTGATATTGAGAGGCGGAGAATCAGAGCTGAGCAGTTTCTGAGTAAAGTTCGGTCCGCTGCTCGTCGAACTGCCAAAAAGAGAAGCGCTATTCAGGCTGAAATGGAGCAGTTGCGTCGTCAAATAGCTTCTTCCTTTGAAGCTCAGCTTGAAAGAGAACAGCGAGTGCTTTCTGATTGGGCCCAGAGACAGCTTTCTCGGATGCAAGATCGCTTGCTTTCCTCTGTTTCTCCAGAGGACTTCGCTTCTATTGAAAGAGCGCGAAGAAAGTATACAAGTTTTGCTGAACTTATCAAAGATTTGGAAGGGTGAGTACGATGGCAAAAAAGAAGATTGGGGGGCATCCTTTTGAGGTCGAGGATCGTGAGCCTCTGGAAGTGGATCGCAGGGAAGTAGATGTATCTGATATCATCATTTCAGAACTTCAGCAAATCCCTATTCCTGAAGGTTTTTACATCTTTTCCGTCCTTCCTCGACCGACTGTACTAAAAGACGAATAAAAGGTGAGATCATGGCAAAATTTAAGACTCCTGCTGGGAAGGAGATAGATGCGAGTTATATTCGCAATTTGTACAATGAGGTAAAAGTTTGGCGGCAGCCTTATTATCAGCGCTGGATCAATTACTACAAGCAGTATCGTAGTTATCGAGAAGAGGCCAATTATCCCTTCCGAAGCTCACTCTTCATCCCCTATACATTTTCACTTGTTGAACACGTTGTTCCTTCCACTCTTTCATCTATTTTTTCTTCTGAACCAGTTATTTCCGTTTCTCCCAGAAAAGGTGCTGTCGCTGAACTTGCTACATTGATTGAAGAAGTTCTTAACTATTTCATTGAGGATAATCGCCTCAAGCTTTATTTTCGCCTTGAGGATTTCTTCAAAGAAGCTGCTATCTACGGAACAAGTTTTGCTCGTATCCTTCCTTCTTTTACCAAGGAGAATTTCTACAATCCTATTACTGAGGAATTTGCTCCCTTCCTTGATTATGTCAAGGTAGAGCCTATTGATCTCTTCCGTGTTTATCCTGACTGGCGTGCTTCTGATATTGATGATATGCGCTTCATCATTATTGAGCATGAGAAGTCTGAAGATGAACTGTATGAACTTGCTGCTCTTGGGTTGATTGAAAAAGGAATAATTGATGAGCTGGCTTCAACGGGTGAAATAGATAGAGCAAAAGCTGAGCGTTTAGGTGAAGTTGGTTTAAGCCATACTACGACAGGAAGGGAGAGAAAGTTCTTCAAGGTACTTGAGTACTGGGATCGTAATTGTGTGATTTGGGTTTGTGAGGATAGGATAATCAAGGAAGTAGAGAATGTCCTTGGTGTATTTCCTTTTGTTATGATGCAATATACTCGTGTTCCTCACGAGCTGTATGGTATCGGCATTCCTGAAATGATTGCTGATCTTCAGGAGGAATTGAATACTATACGAAATCAGAGAATTGATAATTTGAACCTTATCATCAATCGTATGTTCATTGTGAATAAGCTTGCAGATATTGATATGGATTCTCTGGTTTCCTATGCAGGCAACTGTATTTTGACGAACGATGTTGATGCAATCAGACCGTTGGATACAAGAGATACTGTTCGCAGTTCTTATCTTGAGGAAGATATAATCAAGGCTGATATTGAAGAGACGACTGGAATTACACGTTATACAAGAGGGCTACCACCTACTCGTCGTGAACCTGCAACTACTACCATTCGTCTCCAACAGGCGGCTTTTGTCCGTTTTGATGCTATTATGAAGATGATGGAATATGGCGTTATTCGAGAGATTGCTTCAATCTTTCTCAGCTACATTCGCAAATACCTTCCTCCTGAGAAGTTTGCTGAAATAGTGGGTTACAATGAATTCATTGAACGTGGTGGTCCTCTCTTCTATATGATTCCTCTTAATGATATCTTAAAGAATTACCACTTCAGACCAGTTGGCTCAGCTATTACTGGAGTACGTGAACTGAGAACACAACAGTTACTGAATGCCTTTGCGATGTTTGCTAAATTCCCATTCACCAATGTTTATGAATTTGCTAAACTCGTTCTTCGTGAAGGTTTCGGTATTAAGAATATTGAGCAGCTCCTCCTCCCTCCTCAGTCGGCCGGGGGACCTCCTGGACAACCTCAGCCAGAGGCCCAGCCCACAGAGGCTGGACAACCTCAAGAAATGGTTGGGGCCCAGGGGCAATCTCCCACTCAGCTTCCCGGTCAGGCTCTTGAACCAGTAGCTCTTGAAGAGCTTGCCACAAGGGGAAGCGAAAACGAGGGTGTAAATACAGAGTCTTTGCTTCGTGGATTGGCAGGAATAGTCACTTCAGTTGAGGGGAGGTAACTGATGCCCGGAGTAAGTCGTTCTTTTGCAGGACCAGTGAGATTGAGCGATCTTTTGGCATTGGAAGAAATACGAGGAACTATTCCCACTACTGATGAACTGATTGATATAGCTCTTAATTGGGTTACACCTTTTTCTTTGATAACTCGTCCTCAGCTTCTTTCTTTTATGTCAAAAGAGTTGATTCCTGCTCTGCAGAAAGCGAGTCGTCCTCCATACTTCATTGATCGTGTAAAAGCTATTTTGGAAGAATTACCGGAGAAAATTTATGAACCAGTGAGTGAGATTGCAACTCCAGCTTCTTTTCCTGAAAAATATTCTAAACTTTTTGGCAGAAATTTGGAGGACATTGAATGGAACTTACGTCATCTTCGTAAAGTACGAGGATCAGCAATACGTCCTCTTGGGAAAGTTTCGCCCTTTCTTATTGCACTTAATCCTGAGTTGATGCGTTCTACGACCCCAGTTCATGAGATGTTGCATTATTGGGCTGCACTTGAACATCTCCCTTTAGGAGTACAAAATCTCCTCTTAGAGACTCATATGGATATACCTGCTTCGCAACTTGCATTGCATGAAGCTCTTACTTCAACTGCTTTGTCCTCTCCTAGTGAATATGGAGCAGAATTTATAACACGTTTTCTTACCGCTTCAACTCCTAGAGAAGAGGCATTTTGGGCGCGACAGATAGAGGAATTACCTCCTGTTTATAGGGATTGGATTAAGGAAATAATAAACAGGATATTCAGATAATTAAAGGGAGGAGGAGAACATGTATTTTGACGACGATCGTCGCAAGGCAGTAGAAGAACTCTCACGTCAAACTCCGAATGAACAGGTCATCAGTAAATCCCATGAGGTTATCGATAAAGGTTCTGCTTATGCCAGTTTGAAAGACAATCGTGGCTGGAAGTTTCTCGTAGAAGAATTTATTCAACCTCGCCTCTCTATCAATCGCTTTCTGACTGCTGATAAAGGAGAACTTCCTTATATTCAACACGAAATGAGAGTTCTCAGTGAGTTGTTGAATTTTGTGGATAATAAGATTGCGCAGGCTAATGCTGAACAGCGTTTGTTAGAGAAATTGAAAAAATCCTAAATTATATGGTATAATTGGATAGAATAGTGGAGGAGATAACTAAAATTTTAGACTGAGGAGGGGATCATATATGGCAAGGAAGAAGCAGGAAAATTTGGAGGAAAAGATAATGGAGTCTGAGCTTGGCCCCACAGCAGATGACATAATAAAGCTGTGGAACGAGTCAAGCTCGACTGAGGAAGAAACAGAGGTCGCTGAGGAGGAAAAAGGGATGGAGGAGCCCACGGAGGAGGAGAAACCTCAGGCAGAAGAGGAGAAAGGGGAATACGAAGAACTCCTTAAGCTTTTGCCTGAGAAGTTCCGGAGTCAGGATCCGAAAGAGGCTCTCAAGCGTTTCGTGGAGTCTTATCGGGATCTTGAATCACGGCTAACACAGACCTCTATGGAGCTTACGGAAGCAACCAAACTGTTGCGCACACTCGCTGGCGCTTCCTCTGCGCAGCCTGTACCTGAGTCCCAGCCTCAAAAGGAAGGAGAAGATCTTAACATTAAGTTTGATATTAAACCGGATGAGTATTATCAGAATTTACCAGAAGCAGTTCAGAAGACTGTGGTTCAGGCAATTAAGCAGGCTGTTCAGCAGTATCGTCCTGATCAGTATGCTGCACTGGCAATGCAACAGGTAGCAGCGCAGATGGCTCTTGCTCAGTTACGTTCGCGTGATCCTAAAACTTTTGAGCTAGTAAAAGGTGATCTTTTGCAGGTGCTTCGTGAGAAACCTCATCTTGATACCATTGAAGGACTTGAAATTGCGTACGAGGAAGCGAAGCAGCGATACAAAGCGCGACAGGAGGAGCTTCGTAAGCAGCTCATAGATGAGAACTTTGTCAACTCCCTCAAGGAGGGAATACTCAGAGAGCTTGCCTCGAAAGTGGGATCTCAGGCAAGGGAAGCCACTGGTGTTCCTCAAGAAGCGACCGGTGGTGGGTCATCTGAGGTTGCCAAGAAAGAGGCGGAGAAGAAGTCTCCTTCCGAGGTACTCTCTGATATGATCATGTCAGTTGGAGCGAAAGCTCCGCTTCTAACTGAAGACTTTTAATTTCTAAACAATCAAAATTTTTACGGAGGTGAAAGAAAGTGGCTACCATTATAAGTGGTGCTGCCGGGACTTTTGACGTTCTGGCTCAGAGGCTTGTTGTGGATATGGCTCCTAAGATCTATCTCCTTGAACCGGATTCGGCCCCGCTTACAGTTCTTCTCAATAAGCTTACCAAGGAGAAGGCGGAGAATCCTAAGTACGAGTGGATGGAAGATGAGCTGATGCCCAATTGGACCAACATTACCAATAATGCCGGCACTGGTACTACCATCAATCTTGGTGCTTCTGCTGGTGCGACCGGGCATGCTAAGTACGTGACCAAGTACTCTCTGATTAAAGTGCCTTCCACTGGTGAGGTTATGCTGGTTACGGCTGTTAATGAGTCAACTGGCGCGATCACTGTGACCCGTGGTTATGGTACTGATGTATCTTCGGTGGATGGTTCTTCAACTCCTGTGCCTGTGGTCATTATCGGTACCGCGTTTGCTGAGGGTGCTGCTGGTTCTGAGCTGACCCATCACACCACCAAGCAGACCGGTAATTACAACTATATCCAGATCTTCCGTGAGCCGGTGAAGGTTACCAGAACCGCTGCCCTCACCAATATGTATGGTGGCAAGCTGCGGGTCACCGAGCAGGCGAAGAAGGGTATTGAGATTCTGAGGAACATTGAGAACGCTTTCCTCTATGGCGTCCGTTACCTTGATACCAGTGGTGAGCGTCGTACTACTGGCGGGGCTCTCTACTTTATCAGCACCAACTCTACCAATATAGGTGGCGTTCTTACTTACACTGCTCTTGAGAACTTCCTGCGTTCCGTTTTCAGATATGGACGTCAGAGGAAGTTCCTCATCGCTTCGCCGCTCGTGATGTCTGCTCTCAGCATTATCGCTGAGGCGAGGGGCTCTGTCCGCTTGGTGCCAAAGGCCACTTCCTACGGTGTGTCTATCCGCCAGTGGAGCTCTCCTCACGGAGACGTAATGCTCCTTAAGGATGTGAACTTGACTGGTTCCACCTATGGCGGGTACGGCATTTGCCTTGAGCTTGAGGAGTGCGCTTTCAGGTACATGCAGGATGTGGTCTTGGAGACCAACGTGCAGAATCCTGCCGACCTGTTCTATCTGGATGTGTACACTGCGATGGTGGGCTTTGAGCTGCACAATGAGCAGAAACACGGAGTGATGTATGGAATTAGTGGTGGTAGTGGAAGTTAATAACTAATGATAATTTGTAGTCTAATTCTAATGTGAGGGGAGGGAGTTATTTCCCTCCCCTTTTTTCTGTAACGATGGTTGATTTGATAGAGTTGATTGATGGATGTTTATTAGGTGATGGTTGCTTAGCCTTACGGCGGGCTTCAGGATGGCGGAATGCACGATTTGGGTTTGCATCAACACGAAGTTTGACATTGTTAAAACAATTACAATCATGGCTGGAGTATTATGGTTTCCGTTATCAAATTCGAGACATTGGAACGGATTATCAGCAGCTTGTTACCGGTTTAGATCCATTTTTTACAGCAATGTGGCGACGCTGGTATCGTAATGGAAAAAAAACAATTCCACAAGATGTTCGTCTTACTCCTTTATCACTTTTGCTGTGGTATTTAGGAGATGGTACAATTTCAAATGATAAGAGAAAATGGGGAAAATCAGAATTGTACTTAGCTTCCGTATGGCCAGTAGAAGAAGCTAAATTTCTTCAACAGAAATTATTAGATGAGCAAGACTTACATTTTGGTTTAGTTCGACGAAAAACTTATCGTCCAGAACATTATAATTTACGTTTGAGTCGTTCCGACTTGTCAAAGTTCTTTACCATAATTGGTACAAAACCTCCTGCATGGGTACCAGAATTGAGTTATAAATGGGAAGTATTCTATCAAAATCCTAAAAATTTTTGTTAAACCAAAGACTGAGGAAGGAGGAGATGAGCAATGGCTAACAAAACAAAAAGCTGGACATTTTACAGCAGACACAAGAATTTACAGATCTGGTTACGACAACCTGAGGAGACGTATGATTCACGAGGTAAGTTGCGAGTGATTGATCCGGGAATACTCGTTGAATTTGAAGGAGGTCATTACAGCACTACTGATCCAGTAATTGCGGAAGGGTTGATGAAGCATCCGGATTTTGGCCGTACCTTTGAATTATTTAAGGGTGAACCAGTTTCTCCAGAAGAGATGAAAGAGAACGCGCTTACTGCGATTCAGAAATCAATTGAAGCTGGGCCTCCTTCAGGAGATATAATCCCCAAGACAAAAGTAAAGAGAGTATATCGTTGTAAGGAATGTGGAGCAACTTTTACTTCTGTTTATCATTTGACAAAACACAAGAAGGAAGCTCATCCAGTTATCGCTGAGGAAAAGACTGAGAAGGTAGAAGAATAGTGTTTCCTGACATTACTGGATCGAGGGCTTTTTCAATAGGCCGAGTATTTCGTGTAATAAATGTGGATTAAAGTTTTCTTCACTTTCTGATTTGGTTTATCATGTTTGTAACAAGGAGGTAGATTCAAATGGCCAAGAAGAAATCAAAGAAGAAACTTCCCGCTCAGCAGATTAAAGCTGCTATTAAGAAACGAGGTACAGAAGGTACTTTCAGGGAGTGGTGTAAGCGACATGGCTTCAGTGGTGGTAATGAAGCCTGCGCCAATTATGCTCTCAGGCAGTATAAAAAAGGTAAGGTATCAGAGAGTATTATGAAGAAAGCTCGTACTGCTAAAGCGTTGGCTTCTATGAGGAAGAAGAAAAAGTAGGAGGTGTGAAAAATGGCCTTTCGGCCTTACAACAGTGGTGTATGGGAAGGTGGAAATAAGATTGCAACTGTTGATGGTGCTTCAAGTCCTGTCAGTTCCCCTCTTGCAGTAGATACTACTACAATCAAGACTCTTACCGTTCCCACTAATGCCGTTTCTTTAGTTATTTCAGGTTCAGTTGCATTGCGGATAAGTGAGGATGATGATATGAATTCCTATTTTGTATTGCCTGCGGATACTCCTCTTCATCTTGATATAGCTAATGAGGATTATATTTATGTAAGAGGAGATAGTGCTTCAGGTAATTGCTATTTTGTATTTCAGTTGATATAGCTGGGGTGAAGTAAATGCCGGAATTTGAAAATTATCTCTCTTTTGTTCCACAATGGCCTTATGGAATGGGGTATAGTAAATTATTTGCTCCAAATCAATATTTGGAATCCCCCTTTTTTTATGAATATCGTGTTCATCGTCCTCCGACATTGCTTTTACCACCTTCTTATTTCTGGATGCCAGTAATGTCAATTCCTGATGTTTTATATCCTTCGTTTGACCGCTATTTTCCACCGTCTGGGGTTAATCCATTTTTTGATGTTGCTAACCCTCTTTTGATGACAAGGATAAGCTCGGTATTGGAGAAAATGCTGAGGTGAGTGGAGGTGTGGACTAAGTATGAACCTAGGACAAGCAGTACAAGAAGTGCTTCGGTATATTGATTGGAATGGTAGTAATGCTGAAACTTTAGCTAAATCTTGGGTGAATCGAAGTCGAGAAGACCTAGCCACAAAATTCGACTTTCCATTCCTCTTCACAATAGCTACCGCCACCACTACTTCTTCCAATACCTATAACTTTCCAGATGATTATCTTGATCATCTCATGATTTTTATTGATGATGAGGATGGTAATCCTATTTTAATCTATGAAATGACTCCCGGTTACTGGGCTAATCTTGTAAAAGTACCTTCTCCTCTTGACCTTTCGGCAGACACCCCTCCTTACAGAGTTCTTCTTCAAGGCACTCATTTCCGTATCATTCCCGATCCTCCTTCAGGTCGCACCCTCACTCTTTGGTATTACCGTCGCCCCGAAACTCTTACGGATGATACTGATACTGATTATTTCTTGAATACTTATGGCGAAACAGTTGTATGGGGTGCTGCTTGGAGAGGAGCAGTTTATCTTGATGATGAACAGAAAATTCCCAAATTCCGTGCTGCTTATGAAGACGGGATAAAGACGATGATCGCAAGGGAAAATAGAAAGAAGGCTGATCGAAAGGGAGTTGTGCGCTTCAAGACATGGCGTGATTTTCCGCCTGCTACTATAAGAAGAATCTTTGGAGTCTTTTGAGAGGTGGTGAGGAATGGCGACTTGGGATAAAAACACACCTGCCGGTAATGATCCAATAAGATTAGGTGATGATGAGATAAGAAATATGAAAGATTATCTTGAGGATGCATTATCACGAGAGCATACTTTTCCCGGTACTTATGGAAGTGACGCAGGGAAACACTTACCAGGACGAATAGGTGTTATCTTTGTCGGTAGTACCAGTCAGATAGAGAGCTTACCTTCGCCGCCTGAAGGGGCGCTAGCATATGATACTCTTACGCGAGATTTAAAACGTTATAATGGAAGTTCTTGGGAAGTACTTAATATAAATGCCGATACAGTAGATGGTGCTCATGCTGGTACATTTTTACGAAGGGATGGGGGAAATTCTCCTTACACACATATAAATTGGGGAGGATATAGGATTACTAATTTAGGTAATCCTCAGGATAGTAAAGATGCTGCTAACAAATGGTATGTTGATAATCATCCTTTTCAGGTAAAACAACAACACTTATACACATTTTGGGGAACTGTAAGTGCCGGATCTACTGCACAGACATTGACGTTGCCTGGCGGAGAGTATGGTTTTTATCCCTTAATAAGGATGAGTGCAGAATACACCACTTACTGGCAAGCTACTATTCTTTGGCCAGCATGGATAGATAGTGATGGTTTTGGGCATGTTGAATCCTTCAAAGGTTGGGTTGAACTTGCCGCGAAAATCAGATTGTGTGCTCCTACCGGAACTATTTATGCATATCAACGATATGTAACTTCATCAGGCGAAGTTTATTGGATTTTCTTGTTGCGAGATAAAAACACGGGAGAAATACTTGCTGGATATTCAGCACCTGATCATCCTTGTTTCGGGAATGGTAATGACCCTATTCTTACCCCTCATCCTTTTCATGACTATAATCCTGAAAAACATGAGATTGTTGTTATTAATCCTACTCCTGAACAACTTCAGGAGATGCGGTCTCTTTGCCGTCCTCGTCGAATAGGGCAACCGAAGAGATGTTTTCTTGATCTCTTTCATGGGTGGGAGGAAGAAGGTAAGAAAGTAGGTCCATTTTATGAGCCAGATGATAAACAGGAACTTGCGTATCCTAAACGAGAGATCACGGTCGGTGTGGTGGATGATGAAGATGAAAAGCCCTTGTGGTGGAAGAAGGAAGCTAAAATCATTAAGGTATCTATTGATAAGTATCAGCCAGAATATGTAAAAGTACGACCTTTGAAACGAATTAACTATACGGTATTGCGGTAAAATGGCAGAACAGGTATTCATACTGGATGATTTTTCGGGTGGTCTTCGATATGGATTTTCTAACCGTGAGGTGGAGGTAACTGAAGGCGTAGTTTTTGAGAATGTTCTTTCAATGCCTCATAATTATTTGCGTTCTCGTTCTGGATATGTAAAGAAAAACACAGGAGGAAAACCAAGTAAAGGAGCTTGGATAAATGGTATTTCTCAGTTTTGGGCTCCTGATGGAAATACTTATTTAATCTGTACTACCTGTGAAGATCCATCCAGCGGGGTAACGGGCGCCGGAATTTTTCGGTTCAATACCGGGGCAAAGGATTTTACTGATCTTACTGGCTCAACTATTACTTGGAATCCAGGACCGGAAGATTTAGCTTTCTTTGAGTCTTTTGGCGGATATTTGGTTATAGTTAATGGTAAAAATTACCCTGTAGTGTGGGATGGGGAATCTTCAGAGGTACAGCAATTTGGGGTTAATTTTTCTATTACTGGAACTAATTGCATTCCCAAATATGTCAGAGCATATCGTCAGTTTTTATTCTTCGGATATACCGTAGAAGGTGAAACTATTTATGATTCTCGATTACGTTGGTGTGAACCCGCAGATATTACTCAATGGCCAGAAAATAACTATATTGATCTTGATGCCGATGATGGGGATATTATTACTGGGATGGATCTGATAGGAGATTATCTGGTAGTTTTTAAAGAACGGAAGATATTTGTTGTGGCTTACAGTGGTGGTGAACAGGTATTTGAATCTCGTCTTGTGGTTGATGGACGCGGATGTGTTTCAGGTGCTTCTCTTACGGCTATTTACAATGACTTAATCTTCCTTGCTGAAGATGGGATATATTCTTTTGATGGGACAGTCACTATTGAAGAGATTTCAACCAAAGTGAAGCCTCTTGTCTTAGAAATAAATCCCAGTAAAAGGCATCTCGTTCAGGCTGCACCTCTTGAAGAGATGGATCAATTGTGGTTTGCTTTTCCTCATCTTACTTCTGAAAAGAACAATCGTGTACTGGTTTTGAATTACACCAATCCTGATAAGGAATGCTGGTATGTATATGATATACCGTGCAGCACACTGGGATTCTATTATCGTATTGAACAACTTACTTGGGATGATATGGCAGAAGCGTGGGATGCCTCGGATTTCAAATGGGATGATCGTATGTTGCTTGCTGCAACCAGTTTACTCATTTCCGCAGATTATGAAGGAAATTTATATGATCATAATTCTGGAACCAATGATAATGGTTCGGCTTTTACCTCTAAATGGCAAAGCAAATATATAGATTTTGGAGCACCATATCTCAACAAGAGATTAAAACGAGTCATTCTTTGGGTTGGAAGAGAAAGTGAAGGAAGAACTCTTAAGGTTAAATTATATAAAGATTATGATGAACTTAACCCAAGTGAATTTACAGTTAATCTTTCTGATTCTACATTCCCGAACAGGCAGATTCTGGAAAGAAGGATTGATATGTCAGAACAGGCACGAGAATTCAAGTTAGAATTATATCAAGATGAGTTGAACGCTTGCTGGTCAGTATACAAAATAGCTTTTGTATTTGATGTGAAAGGACGGACGATCAGAACATGATTTATCCACGTTATTTAATATCATGGGATAAATCTCAGTTATCCACTTTGAATAGAATTCTTTATGATCTGATTTCGTATGTCAATCGGTGGATCTTCGGTAGTGGAAGAAAACATGATCTTGAAGTTACCGATACCGGACCAGCCGATACTAATTTTACAGTAACCCATAACCTTGGATATCAACCATCAGGCTGGATTTTATACTATCAAGATAAAGCGGGGAGTTTGTATTTGGTAAGTTGGAATGAGAATCAAGCTATATTTCGATTCAGTGCAGATAATGCTCATATAAAATTCCGATTATTTTAACTGACAAAGGAGGAGATGGCATATGGCTAAATGGACTGATCAGGGTGAAACTGATGTTGGCAACATCTACTTAAAGAATCAAACTCAGAACTCATATCTCTATTTAGGTTTGTATACCAATACTTCTGAACCGGCAGAATCGGCGACTCTCTCTGATATAACTGAACCGTCAGGTGGGGGTTATAGTCGTAAGCAACTGAATCCCAGTGACTGGACAGAAAACCCTCAAGGAACATTTTCTCAACCTGAGCAGACATTTACTGCCAGCGGAGCTGATTGGGGAAATATATATGGTTATTTCATTGCTACTTCTTCTGATAATACAGGAAAGTTGATAGCGGTGGAGCATTTTTCAGATGGACCGTATAATATAAAAGATGGGCACTCAGTTAAAATAACTCCCAAAATCACGATTAGTTAAATATGAGCTATCAAGCAGTAAAAACACTGAGTGGGGATACAGTAATTACAACGACTGGGGATACTGTAGTTACTTGGAACTTCTATTATACAGGAGAAATTTCCTCTATACTATCTCCAGTCTCAGAATATACTTATCTTGCGGCTTATATTGGAACATTGTCTTTAGATTGTACCCCCGCATCTGATACAACTTATATTGCAGTATATACTGGAGATCTGGATTGTGCTTTTTCTTTAAGCAGTGATTTTACGTATATTGCAAAATATATCGGTACTGTCGAATGTTCTGTTTATCCTTCCAGTTCTTACAGTCAATTGTATACGTGGGAAGGAGATGTTCATCTTATGTTTTCTCTTGTGTCTGAGATATTTGGATGGGCAGAGACAGAGCGGAAAGAAATCACTTGGAGTAAGGATATAATAACTGAAGTTGAATGGACAGTTGATTCTGCTGCTCAGGTAAGCTGGAAAAAAGTATTCAGTTAAGGGGGTTGTGTAGGAAATGGCCGAAGTTTTTCATAAAGATCTCAGTGGTGATGATCTCCATCCACCAAAAGAACACGGAAATGAAGCTCACAACCCTGATTTCCTTGCAGTGGATGGGAGTAATAGTCCTACGGCTGATATAAATTGGGGAGCTAGGAAAATAACCAATCTGGCCGATCCTGTAAATAATCAGGATGCAGCCACGAAAAAATATGTGAGTGATAATTTTGCGCCGGTAAGCCATGGCAATGAGCATGAAGCTGGTGGCAGTGACCCAGTGGATGTAAGAGGTTTACAGGGAGGTTGGCTGACTGCTGATATTGAAGCTAATCGTCCAGCAGCGGGGACAAAAGATCGTTACTTCTATGCTACTGATACCGGAAAGCTCTATTATGATAACGGTACATCATGGATTGAAATTACTCCTACTCCTAAAACACACGCTTCTACTCATGAAGAGGGAGGATCGGATGCGTTAGATATTCGTGGTTTACAGGGAGCATGGCTTATGGCAGATACCGAAGCCAATCGACCTGCTGCCGGGACGAAGGATCGCTATTTCTATGCCACCGATACGGATAAACTTTACTATGATAATGGATCTTCTTGGGTTGAAATGTTGGGAGGCGGAGGATTATCAGTTCATGGAAATGATTATCACGATCCTGATATGCTTCCTTTGGAAACCTCCAATACTATTGATGCTTATATATCCAGCAATAAGTGGCTTTCGGTATTAACTTCTGGGATTGTAAAATTTCCACGACAAAGTGCGTGTAAGGCATATCTTTCAGCAAGTCAAACCATTGCCAGTGCAACTTGGACGAAAGTTCAACTTGATACAACTGAATATGATGTACAGGGGGAATTTGATACTGCTAATTATAGGTTCACTGCCACAGAAGCAGGGAAATATCTTGTAATAGGGCAGATACGTATACAGAGTATGACTGGTCAGAAACCGATGGGTGTACGGATCAGTAAAAATGGTGGTAGTCAGGCTGAGTTTATTTGTTATACGGGTTACACAGGACACTCTTCGGTTGCCATCTCCACCGTTGTAGATTTAGCTGCTGGTGATTATATTGAATTGTTTGCTTATCAGAATAGTGGAGCCTCTAAAGACTTGTTTTCGGATTCATACTACACCTTTATGGCAATTCACAAATTGAGTTAAGGAGGTAGGGAAACGCCATGCTTACTATCAGAGTGGGTGACAAAAGTTTTATCCTTACTGACGAAGAGGAGAAAGCACTTCTTACTGATATGGAGGATATTTATTTGTGGGTTAAGAATCTTGTGGAAAATAAAGTGCGGCAAGTAATAGATCGGATTATTGAGGAACAGACGGAATATAACCCTCGAAAACTGACGCCTGAAAGAAAACGGGAAATTATAGCACCACTTAAACTCAAGACGGTTGCTGAAAAGAATAGAGAAAATAATAGATAAATGAGATACCATTTTTATCAGGAGACTGACCGATGATGGATGAACTGCACAAAGAAATTGGTATGATCAAAGGGAAACAGGAGATGGTAGTTCAACAATTGAGTAGTATTGAGCAAAAATTGGATAGAGTAATAGATGATATAGCTACTGTTAAAAGTAAAGTCTCCAAAATCGAAGGTCGCGCTTCTGTCTGGGGGATCATCACAGCAGCTATAACAACGGCGTTGATTAATTTAGGATTACGAAGATAATTATGCAGTATATCATCTTTGCCATTAGTCTTTTAATCGGAATTGTTTTTACCGGTATCTTAACTCACTATTGCCCTTTGCTATTTGTTAATCCAGAGAAATATTTCTCCAAATTGGCAATGAAGCTGGAGAGAAAAGCGAATGGGGCGGAGGAAAATGTAAAAGCTGAGATCAAAGGATTACTGCGTGATCTCATCTTAATCGTGAATCGTATTAACTTGATTGATTAAGAAACCATGAAGATTTTAATTGTTGGAATATTTGCAGAATTGATTGATCTGGCTATCCATCTTCAAGATGAAGGACACGATGTCTACTACTATATTGACCGGAAAGATGATAAAGGAATTGGAAAAGGTTTAATCAAACTGGTAAAAGGCTGGAAACAGCTTGCTGAGGAAGCTGACCTTATCATCTTTCCAGATGTCTATTTTGGCGATCTCCCTCTCAAGTATCGTGAAAAAGGTAAACTTGTAATTGGGGGATCAGCCCTTTCTGATCGCCTAGAGAACGATAGAGAATTTGCTACAAAGATCTATGACCGTTTTGGTCTGAAATACCCTAAAACTTGGCGTTTTACCTCCTTCAATGAAGCGATTGAGTTTGTGAAGAAGAATCCGAACCGCTATGTCCTGAAGCCAATGGGACAGAAACCTCGTTTTTACACTTACATAGCTGAAGATGATGAGGATATGATAGTTGCTCTCAAGCATTTCAAAGATGTATGGCCAGGAAAAAGCGATTTCATTCTCCAAGAGTATGTTGAAGGAGTGGAGATTGCTTGTACAGGATTTTTCAATGGGGAAAAATTCTTGAAACCTTTCATTGTGAACTTTGAGGAGAAGAGAATTGGAGAAGGAAATAGAGGACCTTCATCAGGCGAGGCGGGTACCACCGTAATTCCACAAATGAAGTGTAAACTAGCGCAGCAGACTATTCAGAAGCTTTCTCCTTTCCTTAAATTAGCTGATTTTCGTGGAGAGTTTGACCTAAACACAATTGTCAACGATGATGGAGTATGGATTCTTGAAGCAACCTGTTTCCCTGAAAACACTCAGATTCAGACCCTTGATGGCTGGAAAGGTCCTAATGATTTACAAATAGGGGATCTTGCTTTAACTCTCAACCTAAAAACAAATAAAATTGAATATCATCCTGTTGAAGACATTCTCGTCTTCAAATATGATGGTCCTATGTGTATATTTGAAAACAACTATCTTGAGTTTGCCACAACCCCAGATCATGATATCCTTCATATAACTGATGATCACTACACAAAAACAAAAGCCCAAGATCTCCTCGGTAAGAAGATAAAACCAGTTCTCTCCGCTGAAAAAGATGGCCTCAATAAGGACGTTTTTGAACTTCCTCCAGTGACGGATGGAAATGAAACACTGACTCCTCCACTATCACTCAAAACAAAAGATTTACTTTATTTCCTTGGTTTATACATAGCTGATGGATGGCATGATGCAGGAAGAGTTTACCTGAGAAGGCAATATCGACCTGAGATAACGGCAAAAATTCTCAAAAGATTGGAGAACTTCCCATTTCCAATTGATAAGATTGAAAACTGGATCGTAATCCGTTCAATTCAGCTTGTCAATTTCCTTGATCAGCTTGGTTTTGAGCGTGGAAAGATCCTCACTGGACGTCTTATCCCTCCTTTTCTTTTCCAGTTCTCTTCTGAACTGCTTTACAATCTTGTGGAGGGATTGAGCGATGGGGATGGATCTTCTCATTGTGAAGGAAGACGATTTTATACTGCATCCCGTGAGCTGGCCGAGCAGGTAGCAATGCTCTATCTCTATCTTGGACTATCACCATTGATCTCAATCAAACGCCATAAACCTCCTCTTTATACAGTTTATGGAGCTTCTCCTGAAGCTATTTCTCACAATCTGAAAGTAAAAGAAGATCATTACAAAGGTTATGTCTGGTGTCCAGTGGTCCCCCCTCATCATACGGTACTTGCAAGAGAGGGGAATCGTCCATTCTTTAACTTCCAGTGTCGCCCGGGGATTCCTACAATTCATATCATTGATGGATTAATGCAGGGAGAATGGGGCGAGACGCTTGTGGATATCGCTTCTGGACGAAATACGGTAATTCCTCTTAGAGAAGAATGGTGTGTTGGTGTTGTAATGATGTCTCCTCCTTGGCCATATGAGATAAAGACTGATAAGTATGCTGATTTTCCGCTTTCTTTTCCTTGGGAACTGGTTGAGAAAAGGCTTATTCATCCGGGTGATATCAAAGCAAAGGTAATTGATAAGCGAGTACTTCTGACCACAGCAGGAAGTGTTGGGTTCACACTCGTTGCTACTGGACGAGGAAGAACAATAGATGATGCTCAGAGAATGGTTTATAACCGAGTATTGCCGAAAGTGAAATTCTCTCTTGGTTGGTATCGTACAGATATTGGTGATCGGGTAAAAAAGAGGCTCGGCTATCTGAAGAAATTGGAAATTTTGTGATAAAATAGTAGTGAAGGGAGATGAAAACATGAAGAAACGCTGCCCCGGTGGGAAGATACGTTCCAAAGGGTTGGGACGAGGGAAGGGGTACGGCAAGGGTAGAGGCCCCATCGGTGTTCCTTACAAATTGAAAAGGAGGTTGGCCAAGTAAGTGTTTCCTTGGCGAATAATTATAGGCCCGGCTGCTAAGCTACTTGACACAATTCTTAAACGTGTTCTACCTCCTGAAAAGGTTTCTGAGAAAGAACGTCTTGAAATTACCAAGCAATTTGAATTGGCTCTTGAGAAACAATTAAAAGAAAGTGAAGCTCAGTTCTTTGAACTTGTGAAAACTCAGATTCAATCTGCTGTACGTACTGGACCCTTCGCCTTTTTTACTGCAATAGCTGATATGCTCCGTATGCTTGTTCGTCCAGTTGTTACATTAGCTTGGTTTGCTCTTTATGCATGGATTAAGATAAATGTTATTTCGATGATCACATCAGATGGTTTTCAAGTGACAGATGTAAAAGTGATCTTCACTCAGTATGATGCAATAATTGGATTGGTCATTCTCTGCTTCTGGTTCGGAGATCGTGCTTTCAAGCGTGCGATTGAAGCTTTACGTGAAGGTAAACTTAAGAACATTTTTGGCTTTATGTTGAGGTGATAGAGTTGCCAGCTACCTCACGAAAGCAAAGACGTCTAATGGGTATGGCATATGCTTATAAGAAAGGTAAGAGGAGACTTACTGATTTTCCTCCGTCAGTACGGGATGAGATAAAGAAGATTGCTTCTTCAATGACTCTTAAACAGTTGAGAGATTTTGCTAAAACGCCAGAGAAGAAATTACCTGTAAAGAAGAGGAGGAAAAAGTGAGGGGTAGAAAGGGAGTAATGTTTCCAATTCGGGAGCGTTACTTCTTTGAGTGTTTTGGGTGCCCAGATACTTCGGAAACTATCCTCCAGCGGCTCTTTGATAAAATAGTTGAGAAATCAGGTATGAAATTGCTTGCTCCTCCTCAAGCTGTAAAGGTAGATGATGGGGTTTCTATTCAGGGAATTTGGGAAGCAAGTACGCTGGCAATACATGGATGGGATGAACCAAAATTGGTTACAATAGATATTTATTCCTGTCGCCATATAAATGCTCTTGAAATGGCAAATGTAATCAATGAGATTCTGAATCCAAAGATGATTACTTTTTCGGCTATCATGCCGAATGATATGATAACCATTCTGAGGAGGGAGTAGAGGGATGGCAAGAACATCATTTGAAATTACTGAGTTTAATGATCCAGCTTTCATTGGGCTTCTACTTCCGATTTTGAAGGAAATATTTGCAAGGACGGGAATTAATGAAATGAAGCCGGAGGATTATATTCATCAATTAGCACATGCCCTTTTTACCAATCAACCAGTGAAAATTTATACAGCTATTGAGAAAAAGACTGGGGAAGTAGGGGCAATAGCGATATTGACTGCTGGAGGATTTCCTCCGCGGGTATGGGTTGAAGTATTGGGGCAGGCAAAAAAGTTTGCTAAGCAACGTCCGGCACAAAAGTTGTATCGAAGAATGATTTCTGATATGGAAAAAAGCGGGATAAAAGAAATTTATTGTATTGTACGGAAACCTGCAGCAGCGAAACTCTTTATGAGAGAAGCTGCTTTTCGACCAAAAGAAGTAGTTCTTATCAAACAAATAGGAGGGGTAAAAAGTGGTCGGTAGAAGAATGACAGGATTCTCTCCTTGGTTTTATCCTTTTTATGGAAGAGGCTTTCCATCTTGGTATCTCTGGCAATGGCTCCCCAGACATCTTCTTTATGAACTTGATTATCAAAAGCCAGAAGGAGGTCCTAATCTCTTTGGTAACATCTCTTCTCCTCCCGGTATCTGGCAATTCTGGCAACGCCTCCCTCGACATGTTCTTTTCCAGCTTCAATATGGTAGACCACGACCAAGAATGGTATCTTCGATATCTACTGAGAATATTCCTCATCCTAGTCCCCCTTCTTCTGAAAATATCCAGCCTACTTCCAGTTCTTCTGCTAGCACATCTCCTCCCGGTATCTGGCAATTCTGGCAACACCTCCCTCGACAGGTTCTTTTTCAATTACAGTATGGTGGAAAACGTCCTTGGCAACTTTGGCAACATCTGCCACGGCAGGTACTTTTTCAATTGCAATATGGTAAAGAACGTCCTACTGGAAATATATATTCTGAAGAAATTTCTTCTGAAAATATTTCTCAACTTGGTTCTGGCATCCCTTCTGAAAATATTTTCTATCCTGGATTTTCGTCAGGGAAAAAATATATAACCAGTCGCGGTGCTTCATATGCTATACCTAGAGGGATAACTCCATCCACTTTCCGTTCGAGACGAGCGTATGGTGCAATTAGTTCAGCACTTACCCGTGGAAGATATTAAGCAGGGGGGATTTGAAAATGGGTGGTGGCAAAAAAAAGACCAAGACAGTTCAAAGGGTTTATTATCCACCTGGATTTGAAAGTTTTTTCCGTCGAGCAGGTGATATTCTTCTTAAACACGCTCAGGTTCCCCGAGGCCCTACTTTTGAAATGAAACTTTCTCCTTTTGAAAAAGATATCTATGGGCGAGTATCTTCTCTTCTTTCTGCTGGCACTACTCCAGTTGATACTCTTGTTCAAAATTACTTTTTAAATCGAATGGGGATCACTTCTCCATTATCCCGCTTGACTGGAACTTCTGTATCTGAATCGCCTCTACAAGTGCTCCCTTCTCTTAGTGAAAGTGGATTGCCAGAGTATTACGAACCCATTCCTCCTGCGATTAGTTTACCTCAATCCAAAGATAAAGAAGAGGAATGGTCCTTGCCTACCAGTTGGCAACAACTTTTTACCGTAGCGCCATTACCTAAATCGCCAAGTGATGTACTCCGAAGTCTGCAAATTGGAGCTACGGCGTTAGCTCTAAAACAACAATTCCCTGAGTTAACTACCAATGAAGCTCAAGGAATAATCAGTGATCTTCTTTCTCGATCTTATTCATACGATTATGGTTATGGATTACCAGATAGTGTTGGTCGTTTCTTATATGGTAAAGACGAACCAATCAGACGTGCTTTCCGCATGCTTGAATCTGCTGGTTTGTTAAATATTCGTGATGTACACCCGGAGGTGTAAACAACTACCAATGGCAAATGACCTTTTTACAAATCTTTTAGGTCCTTATCAGGAAGCTTTTCAGACAAGTGAAGCTCTGCGCTTAGGTACCCTTTCCCAGCAACTTGCCGATTGGTTAACAAGACAAAAAGCAGAAACTGGACTTGATCTTGAGCAGTTTCAAAAACTAATCGTAAGTCCAGCTCTTAAAGGAGCCCGGGACGTAGTTGAAGAAGCCCTTCGAGGGAAAGAGGAAATTGAAGAGCGATATGGAGTGCCTTTCAGACAAGCTCTCAGCCGTCTTGGAGAGGATCTTGCGCGTGCTCAGCGCAAGCTACAATATCGGTTTGGTGCCAGAGGGATGATAGGAAGTGGACCTTGGGTCGAGGCAAGAGCTGACCTTATCCGTAGTTATATGCGCCCGCTCATTGACCAATTGTATGGTTATCGGAGAGGAATTTCAGAATGGGAGGGAACTGATGTAGAAACTCCTCTCCGGCGTCTTGCTCTCGGAATAGAAAGAGGACAGCTTGGTTTAGGTCGGATTCCAATTTCGCTTATGGAATACCGTCGTCAACTTTATTCAGTTCTTCCACAGGCTGCAGAAAGAGCCTATGGCATATTGAGTGATCTTCTGAGTCGTGCTCAGACGGAAAAACGTTACGAAGATCTTATGCGAATGACAGGCGCGGAGACACTCTATGAGATGTATGGCACACCAGCAATACTGTCCACTCTAGGAACTCTTTACGGATTAGCTGGAGCGCCAAGAGAAGTTGAGGAAGCGAATGTAGAGGCTGCTTTGCAGGATCTATTGTATCGCCTTGGAATTATGAGTCGTATTGCAGGCGGTTTTGGACAACCAAGAATAGAGGAAAGAGTTGAAACAACTCCTTATCTTGGTCCCGCTCTCCTGAGCGGAATTCAGACAGGGATTATGTCATATCTACTTTCACAGATGTAGGTGAGGTGTAATGGGTGCTGATCCTGTATCCCTTATAGTTGGAGGAATAGTTACTCCAGCAGTAGGAGCTGCTACACAGGCTGCGTTCACTGGTGGTGGAGGTACGGTCACTACCACCGCTCAAGAACCAGCAATGGTTTCGGCAATGCGTTCTCGTGCGATTAGTGCAGCCGCTCCTATTCTACTTGATCTGCTGGAACATCCTGAACATGTAGGTTATTATACTGGTTTACAGTATCTTGTTCCTCCTCTGACTCCTGCTGAACAGACTATCTATAATATGGTCCAGAATCTTTATACTCAGGGGACTCCTTATGACATTCTTCTGGGGGAACTTTCTAAAGCAGTTCTTGAGGCAAAACCTGAAGAGTATGCCGCTCCCGCTGAAAGAGCAATAGTGATGGAGACTTTCTTTGGACCCAGCGGTCTGGGAGCTATCAGACGAGGTTTGGAAGCGCTTACAGGAGGAATTGAGTCCGAGCTTGCTCCTATAATTCAACAGATTGGAAGAACCCGTGAAGCTGCTGGAACACTTGCTCGATTGCTTGAGCAGGCAGGCGCAAGGACAGAGGAAGTGATTGGGGAACAGGCTGAAGCGATGAGGAGACAGGCTGAAGATACTTTACGCAATGCCGTTCTTGGAACTATCCAACAATATCTCACTCCTCGTGGAAGTTTTTGGGAAAAGTTAGCTGCGCGAGGAATGGGGGAGGCTGCTGGTAAGCTTTCCGATCTTCTTGAAAGAGAACTTGCTAATCTTCGTATTCCAGAGGTAGATGTTGAGGCAATTCTACCTCGTCTTGGAAGTAGAGAAATTGAGACTCTTGCTTCTTCTATTATGTCAGAAGAGCCGCCGAAAGGTGAAGTTGGTTCAATATTACCATTTCTCGCTTGGCAGTCACCTCTTCTCCAAAGGATGATTGGGGCAAGGAGTCTTGCTGATTATTACAAAGATGTGTTTGCCGCTCGTCAATTTCTTGACAAAATGCAGCTTGGAGCTGCCAAGACTCTTGAGAATTTATTCGGTCTACGAGGTATGACCAAGCGTCTTGCTCAATTCGCTCCTTGGGCCGCAATCCCACGCGAAAGAGAACATAAGATGAAGACTGCTACCGAACGACTCTGGGAAAAAATAGCTGAAACTGCTATGGGTATGATGCGGATACAGCCAGCCGGATCAACTACAACTACTAAAGGGCCTTCCTTTGGTCAGCAATTTCTCAGCCATTTCTTGCCTGGTGTTGGTAGTTACTTTACCCGTACTTTGCTTAATCAGTTGACTCCTACTCCATCTGCTCCGCTAATGACACCTGGGCAGTGGTCAAGTGGATGGGGGCAATTCAGTCAGTGGGGTTATGAGGGACCTCCTTCATATAGTTCTTCAACTCCGGGAGGTTATTTTGGCTAATTGAGGAGGTCGAAGAGTAGATGAACCAAGGATTGATTTCTGAATTTCTAACTGGGTTCTTAATGGGAAGCAGTGAAGATCCCCTTTCAATTATGCGTTTCCTTGAAGAGAGACGTCGCCAGAATGAACAGCGACGTTTGCGTGAACTCCAAATGGCAATGGAACAAGAACGGTTGCGAATGCAGCAGGAGCGATTGCGATTAGCGGAAGAAGCAGCTAAAAGAGATGTTGCCAGCTTTTTAGCAGGTATGGGGATAAAACCAAGCGCTGTTTTGGAAGCACTTAAAAGAGGAGAATTACCTGAGCTCAAGCCTGAAGAAGTAATCTTTGGTGCAGAAAGACCTCTTACAGAGGAACTACCTCGTTTAATGACCGAACTTCCCTATATTGAGGATATTACTGTAAAAGAGATCCCAGCTACTTTACGAGGTAAACCATATGTTCCTTCAGAAGAGGCTTACATTTACGAACCTACACCCGCTGAAGGTGAATTTAAGCCTCCGAAAACTGAACTCAAGGCAAAAATATCTCCATATCAGACTCCAGAGCAAACTCGACGGGCAGTACTTGCTAAACTACGCGAAATAATTCCTCGTGATAAATGGCAGTTGATTGTTACTGGGAAGACAGTTCCAACAACTGAGGACATTGTAGAAAAATACAAAACTCTCAAAGAAGCCGCTGTTAAGATAAGTAAAGAAACAGGCACCCCTCAAATAATAGTTGAAGAGACTTTAGGTCTTCCTGTTGACCCATTTGCAAAAAAAGACATAGCTCTTGCAAATATGTACACACGACTCAAACGACTGTTTGGAGATAAATATTCTGATGATGAATTGTTAATGTATGCCTTTGCGGCTGTTTACGGTGGTGGAAAAGTACAACTTGGAAAATTGGAAGATGAAAACGTTGCAGTATCTTGGCGGACTTTTTCTCAAGGACCATATAAAATAATGGCTCTTGTTCGCCATGACAAGAAAACTGGGAAACCTTTAGGAATGGAAATTTTTAATGTGGATTTTGATCGCAACTGGATTCAGCAACAAACGAACAACCTTTCTACTCTTGGGGCAAAAACTTCTGCTCTTGATCCTGACACAGTTGGGCGTGTTGTTGCTGAAGCTTCCAAAGTGATATGGGGGAATAAACAAATACCTCTTGGTTCACGAAACACTGCATGGTCAATGTATATCTCTACTGCTCGTCAAAAGAATCCAGCGGCTGTATGGTCTTTTCTTTATGCTACTGTTCCAGCCCATACGGTGGTAGGGCAACATGTCAGAGCAGGATTGAAGAGATGGGCTACAAGCAATGTTCCTGATCGCTTTGCTCCCGAACAGATAATTGGAATTCAACAAAATTTGCAAAAGCTGAGCACTTTAGTTAAAGATAAGTTTTGGGAAAATATCAATAAAATAGCTGGGATTGATGTTGAGAATTTACGGGAAAGTGATATAGTCAAGATAGCCAAGATCATTGGCAAACCAGTTGGGAAGCAAAGTTTACAGGAATATAAACAGAGAGCTCAAACGTTTCAAACGCTCTATACGAGATTTCTCAAAAGTATTAATGAAGCACCAGAAAAGCCGGATCAGTTTGCGCAGAGTTTGAAAGACTTGATCGAATTCCTTGAGAAGGAATTTCAAGCTTACCAAGAGCAGTAAATCTGAGAGTTTTATCAATTAAGCATGGGTAGGAAACTATCATTGTTTGATCTCCTCGATGAAGAGGAGAAGGACACTTTGACCACACCTGAAAAGATCGCACCTCTTGCGTCTGAAACCGAAATCTTTTCTCTAATTCCTCGTTGGGAAACCAAGAAAGAACTTTCCCTTCCAAAATCTCCTTCCGGAACAATTAGTCTTTTTGATCTCGCGGAAGAAGAACCTAAACCAGAGAAAAAAGAAGAAACTAAAAAACCGTCTGCACCGATCAGTCTCTTTGATCTTATGGAAAAAGAGATCGAGATTCCTAAAGAGCCTTTCTACAAACGTCTTCTTCGTCCACTTGAAGGCTTTTATAAAGCTATAGAAACTGCTGCTCCACGCTCCCGCGAAGATATCGAAAAGATTAAAGAAGGTCTGAAAATCGGAGTAAAACAAACTATTTTTCACACTTGGCCAGAATGGCTTACCGGTCTCCGAAAGATAGCTCCTTTTGCCCACCCTGTTCTTCTTGGCGAAACAATAGCCGCCAAGATAGCTGGAAAAGAAGAACTACTGAGACCTACTGAAAAGGTAGAGAAAGAACTCGTCCGTAAAATTGAAAAACTTGGGCCTACTGAGGAAGAAATTGAAAAGCTCAAGAAAGATCCGACGATTCGGGCATGGGCAAGGGTTGGTGGATTTGCTGCTGATATTCCCCGGATAATGGGATTAGGATATGCTTTAGGACCTCTCCTTGGTCCTCTTGCTGAAGGAGCCTCTGGAGCAACAATCTTCCTTGCTCGTCCTCTTCTTCGTCGTGTGGCTACTAATCCCAAGATGCTCCGTCTGGCGGAGCGTTTCCTGATCAAGCTTCCCCAGAGAATGGTTACCGATACTGCCATCTTTTCTGCTCTTTCTGCTCCTCATCCTGAAGAGATGCTTGAAGCTGCCAAGACAGGCGTCACCTTCGGCCTTCTCGCTGGTCCAGCAGGAAGAAAACTTCAGCCTATTACTACCGGTCTTGCTGCCTATATATCTGCTAAACGGGAAGGAGCAAGCGATGAGGATGCAGCTTGGGAAGCGCTTATGTTTACTGGTTTCAACAAGTTCCTTCCTCACAGTGAATGGACAGAAGAAAATATTCTTAAGATTGGTGGGATCAAATCCAAAAAACAGCGAGCCTATATCAGAGATGAGCTCCTGAAAGAACGACTCGGAATAGGAAAAGCCGATCCAGAAGCGAAGAAAGCTGCTGCGAATGCCTATATGCGTTGGCTTGAACACTATAGTCTTCCTCTTGAAAAGATTGCTGGACGAGCTCTTTCCCCTGAAGAGACTACTAAAGTAGTCGCTTCTCTTGAGAAATTCTTTACGGAAGAAGCGAAGAAGATAAAACTTGATCCTCTTGATGAGGTAGTTGGGTTACTTGAAGCAAAGGCCGACCTTAAAGTCGCTCCTGCTTTACGGGAACTTGAACGTCAGGTAACGAGACAGAAGCCAGAAGATGAAGGTCTTTATTCTACTATTGCTGATCTTCATATCAAATCAGTTCTTTCTGCTGCCAGAGAGTGGAAAGAACAGATTGATCAATTAGCTCGTAAAACTGAACTTGATAAAAAAGCTGCAAAGCTCCTCCCCAAAGCAACTGCCAAACTAATCGTTGAAAAAATCCATGGTCTCCTTCCTGTCACCCAAGCAAAAGCCGACATGTCTCTCGCTGAAAGAGCTGACCGCTTAGGTGATCTCGTTAGAATTACTCTTAGAAAGAAAAAAAGCACGGTTGCAAGCGCTCTTAAAGCATTAGCCGAAAGAGCAAGAGAAGTTCATCCTGATGATAAAAAGAAACTTCTTGATTTGGAGAAGGAATACGAGAATCTTGAGAAAAAAGTCTTTGAACTTGAACAGAAGCTGATTGCAGAAACACCTGATGAACAAAAACCGGCTGTTGCTCGTCAACTTTATACACAACTTTCCAATTTTATTCGTGGAGAAGAAATCCAGCCGCTCAGTATACGCAAAATAGAGGAAATACCTGAGCCGATTCCTAAAGAAGAAGTTCCTCCAAAAGGTGTTGAAGAAATTCCTCCCGAACCCAGAGTTGAAGGAACTCATGAGGGAGTCATACCAACACCTCAGACAATTCTTGTAGAAGCTACCAAACTTATTGATCGGGTTAGCAAAGAAGCTCCTAAGAAACCAGAAATAGATGTTGATTCTATCCTTTTCAATGTAAAACCTCAAAAAGGTAAACACTTTATCTTTTTAGAGGATACAGGTGAATTTGTTGAAGTCCCCAAACCTTCCTCTATCAGAGTTCCTACTGAACACTTAAATATTGAACCCGAAGCCCTCGATCTTTTCACCTATTACAGTGGGCGTTTTGAAGGCTGGCCAATAATCCTTGGAAAAACAGGAAGAGTTATTGATGTTGTTCCAGACCGTGCAACTGCCTTCCAACGTGCTGCTGAAATTTTTGCCAATCCTGAAAGAGTAGCGGAAATCCTTGCTCAAGCGGCAACTGATATTCGTAACGGGCAGATTTCTCCTCGCTGGAGACCAGAAGAAATAGAAACAGAACGGAGATTTTCCGATATTATTGCAAAGCATATTCGTAATGAGGCGGAGGCAATTAAAGCTAGAATTGAGGAAGATCCTATGGCTGCTTACCTTGGTGCTTATGGAATAGCTGGAGCTGCTGCGATAGAACCTATTTCTAAAGCAGCCGTAGAAGCTAATAAATTCAGCGGAATTGGAGCTATCGCCCTTGACATTGCAAACTTCAAAGCTGCTATCAATGATGTCTTCGGCCATCCGTTTGGAGATAAGATAATTCAGAAGATAGTTGATACTTTACGCTCCTTTGAGAAAGAACATCATGTAAGGTTCTCCCGAATTCCTATCCGTGTAGGTGGAGACGAATTCATTGTCTTCCTCTCCGCGAGAAACGCAAAGGAAGTTGAAAACCTCGCCTCAAGTATCAAAAAGAAGGTTACCCAGTCCATCCAGCGTATGCTTCGCAATCAAATTCAGAAAGTGGTTAAGAAAACTGGCGAGAAACCGGTAATAGAAGAGCTTGGTGTAGAGGTTAAACCGTCAATGGTTAAAGCTGATGTCACTTCTCATTTTGTAGAAAAGGGAGTTCTTAAGAGTCCGGCTGATTTCAAAGAAGCAGTTCTTGATACAGTAATGGCGAAACTTGACGCTTTGAAACAGGCTCGTACCGATCTTTCTCAGGAGAAGCGAAAGACGAAGATCATGAATGATAAACATGTACTTGCTGATCCTAAACCCATCCTCTTGGCGCTCCTTTCCAAGAAAGAGCTTGAAACTCCTCCAGTTGATCTTGAGAAAACCCCAGAAGGAAAGATCCGTATCAGCTACCCCGATGGTACTGTTCGTGAGCTTACTCCCGATGCTTTTATTGATGAACTGTTAGGGGCGAAACCGAAAGATAAGGAAGTCGAGATTCCAAAGCCTGAAGAGCCGGTTTCAATCACCACTCCAAAAGATCGAGACAGGGTAAAAGACCTTGATGAGGTTCAGCTAACTGATCCTTCCAATCCTCCTCTTACTGTGGATGATCTGATTGAACCTGATCCAGCTAAAAATCGAGTGCCAGAGATTGCAATTGGCGCTGGAGGAGGAGGGTTCTTCCGTGACCATATGCCCCTTCTTGCCAGAATAATTGACGCAACTAAGGAAACGAAACGCAAATTGAAATGGCTTTACAATCAGTTAGTTGATCCAGTTTCCCGAATGGGTGTGGCTCAGCAGGCAATTATTGAAGCTTGGCGAACAGCTCCAGAGATAACCGCTTCAGCTATCATCAAACTGGCAAACAAAGCTTTCTATACTTTGAGTACTGAAGAAAGGATTCTTTTCCGCTTAATGTATACGAACAAAGACCTGAGAGATCATCTGATGAGCCTTGAAGATTTTCCTCTTCCTCGCGAAGTTTGGGGGAAAACCAAAGAGCTCCGAAAATTCATTGAATTGGCTAAAAATCTTGTTCTTCATGAAGCCCGCAAGAGGGGAATCCGAATTGCTAAATGGCCTGATAGTGCTATTAGTCGTATTTGCCAGAGAATTGCTGAGATTGACAGAATGTTACGTGAGGGAAGTGTAAGCGAAGACAAGCTTATAGAATTAGAGTTAGAACGGGATACACTTTACGAGACTATGAAGAAGCTTAAATCAGAGGTATATTTTCCTCGGTCTTTAATTCCTACCGAAGAAGGTATTCTGGCAGCGGGGCAAATAAGTGCAATGATGTCTAAGGCAGTTAACGATGCGATTTACAATGTCTTATCCAACGCTGAAAAACGTCTTGGTCGGCAAAAGTTGAGAGAAGTACTGGAGAACATTACATCAGTAGTTAGTGCCAAAGAATTCTTGCAAAATCTTGACAAACTTGGTGTACCGAAAGCTGATGTTGGAGTTCAGGATAAGATAATTCTTACTACTTTGATGGCCCTTGATGATATGCCCCTTCCTCCAATTGACATTTCTCCTGCATTGCGTAAACTGGGAATCCAAATGGGCAGAAGAGGCTATGCAGTGGTTCCTGTTGAATCAGTACGAGAAAAACTCCGGCTGGACAAAATCATTCCTCAGCACAAACGAAAATTCAACACGGAAGCTGAGGCAATGCTGTGGGCTCTTGAAAATGGGATGGGGTATGTGCTTGATCCTGTATACGACCTTGCTAATTATCTACATTACATGGAAGAGCGTTTCCAGTTTCACGATGCTATTGAAGCAATGAAAAAAGCTTCAATTGAAGACCTTCGTCAATCAGAAATACTAGCAAAGCAGATGGATTTGAAAACACCTTCTGCTATCCTTGGTTCTAACACAGTCATTCTCCCGTTGTCAGAAGCAGCTCGTCTAAAAGCTCAGTATGACATTGATCTTCGCGAACTTGGATGGAGAGAATGGGGTGGGCAGCCTCCAATTCCTAATCTAAAAGGACACTTAGTTCACCCACTCATTGAAGCTTGGTTAAAAGATGAAATGTACGTACCTTGGTTTTCTCGATATGATACTCCAGCTCCACAATGGTTAAAAAAGACAGTGCGATCAATTGACAAACTCGTTCGAGTTACCAAGATGATGCGCTTCTACATTCCTATGATAATGATTGTTAACGACCTTGGACAGATGTGGATGCTTGGTGCGGCAGGCCCAGCCTCCCTCGTCAAAGGAGCAGCCATTGATGTTCCTCTCTTGGCCTTTAGAGCTGCAAGGAAAGCAATCACGGGAAGAGGAAGCATCGTTACTGGGCAAAAGTATTACGGTTTTCTGGGGTATCTTGCAAAGGCTATGTATGATGTAGCAGCGGAAACTGATTTGTACTTAGCGGCCAAGAAAGCAGGGCTGTTCATTTCTCCTGTAAGAGATCGGGAAGATGTTGGAAAACTGGCCGTCCATCTCCTTGAGAGGTCAAAACGGCATCCTCTTATAAAGCCATTAGTCGCTCTACGTCAAACTTATCGAACTACTGCTCCTCATCTTGGTCTCCCAATTGAGCTCCCCTTCAAGGTATTACACATGATTTATAAAGATGGTTTGCAATGGCTCACTTGGAAAGGGGATCAAATTGCACGAATGACTGCACTGAATTGGTACCTCGATAGACGAGCAAAGATGGGAACAGATGGAAAACTATGGGTTGAGCATCCTCTTGAGTTCAAAAAGGCAGTCAATATGGTTCGCAAGTTTATGGTAAATTACCGGGGGATTCCTCAGCGTACACGAAGAACTCTCAATTTTGCCTTCCTGACTCCTACTTATCGAATCGAAGTTCTGAAACTTTATAAGGATATAGCCAAAGGTCTTGTAACCGACCCAAAAGAATGGATTGGGCCTGCTGCAAGGATCTTCACTGCAAAATCAATCGCTTTTACTGTTCGCTGGTGGTTAAGAATAGCTTTCTTGCGTATGCTGGCTCCAATAGTGGGAGCTGCTCTCAGTGGATTTGATGAAGACGACCTTGAGCGAATTAAAGAGAAATATCGTGACTGGAAACTCAGTGTTGATGTAAGAAAGAATTGGACGCTACAGGATTGGTATCATCTTGTACGTGAACTTCCTGGTGGTCTTGCTGAAGTTGTGGTTCTCCCCAGTCCTCTTTTTGAAATAGACAAATGGCTAGGACGTGATCCACGATACAGTCTCCGAATGTATAGCTCTGGTCCTATCCACCTAGCATGGTCACTTTTACTTAATCGTGACTGGAAAGGGGACGAAATAGTACCGCCTGCAGTGGGGCCAATTGAAGCGGCAAGTAGAGTAACCGCTTACATTATCAGGCAGGGGTTCATTCCTTGGCTTGAGATGATCTTGCTTTCCGATCGTGATAACTGGAAATGGTGGAACTGGTTGCTTGCATCAATGGCAATTGTGCACTACAAGGGTAAGAGCCAGAAATGGCGTTTGATCGCTGCTTACAGACGAGCTGAATGGGAGCTCATGCGCTATAGAGCCAAAGCAATGCAGTCAGGCGATCCGAAGGATCTCCAGAGGTATTTAAAGATGAAACAGAGATTGATAAAATTAAAACAGAATACAGTCAAAGCTCTTTTGAGACAGGAGTCACCACGGTTGATTGACCAATTAATCAACTCATACGGAAAGATCTTTGGAGTGGGTAAGGAGACTTACGAGACATGGCTGTACTGGGATATAAACAACTTTTTGCGGGGTGAGTATTAATGTCATACGTTAAATCACTCGTCGCAGGGTTAATCTTCTTTACCTTCATTATCGCTTGGTGGCCACACTATGAACCAATCTACCGTTATACCAATGAAATAAGTGATGCCACTGTTGATATCTATCTTGCTTTCAGTGGCCATGCAGGTGGAGCAGAGGATGGATGGCCTATCAGTTCAGTCACTTATGGGCAAGGAATAGCAATCGCGCCTACCTATGTCTTGACTGCTAAACACGTTGTGACCCCTCCTGATAAAATGTTCCTACTTGGAGTGCCTATCCCAATAACTTCTGAGAAGAAGGAAATTTTCGTCTTGTCGCGTATTGCAGATAAACATGGCTATTATCAATGGATCTCAGCTTCCGTAGTATGGACTGCCGAGAAGGATGATCTAGCTATCATTCATTTGGAAAAACCTGTTGCTCATTACTGGAAAGGAATAAGCGAAATTGACGTATATGACAAAATCTATTTTGTTACCAGTTGGGGAACCCATAGAGGATATCTTGCAGATGGAAAAGTTATTGGAAGAGGTTTCTGCCCGTTCAAAGCGGAACGGGACATGGGTGCTTTTCCTATTATCAAAGATGACAAAGAATTTTGTAAAGATAACCTTCTGGTTATGGATATGATCGCGATGCCGGGTGAATCAGGATCAGCAGTACTCAATCGTCATGGGCAGATTGTAGCTATTGTTTCTATCCGTTGGAAATATGTAGTGTGTGTTCCAGTTATAGAATATAAAGAGATTATTGAGAACTATGCAGCTTACACGGAGTAGAGTAGACTGGAATCAGATAAGACATTTTCGACAAGATGAATGGGGAAGATGGGAGTTTGTCGATCCCCGTCTTATCTATATGATGGATCAATTACGAGAAGAGATCGGTGCTCCGATTATCATTCATGAAGCTTATGCTACTTCAGGGCATGCGAAGAACTCATATCATTACATTGGAAAAGCAGTTGATTTCCATATCAAGACTAAAAAATCATTCCGTACTCAACTAGCAGTAATTATGAGAATTGGATTCACAGGAATTGGATTTTATCCTTGGTGGGAACATCCTGGATGGCATGTTGATATTCGCCCTGCATTTAAAACTCAGCTTTGGGTTTCTCCAGAAAAAGGAGTCTACAAATACCTCATGCCTTAGGAGGAAAGATGGGGAGCGTCCTTAAGTGGAGACGTCGAAAGATGAGGAGAATGAAGTATCGGAAACGAAGAAAGAGAATGCGGTTTAAAACGAAGAGGAATAGATAAATGATCTTGAATGACACAAAAAATTCCTGAGCAGGAGTTGAAGCGACGGTTGAAATCCTACATTAAGGCGTGGTTATGGAGTGATGTCCTTCGGTATCCAATTGAATTAGATGAAAGGGATCTTGATAGTTTAGTAAATCTGCTTTTACAAGAGATTAAAGAATACCTTCTTACATCTTTTCCTTAGTAACCTTTTCTTTATCAAACCACCGATCGACTTCCTCAATAATCCTTCTATTTTCCTCAAACCATCGGTAAATATGACGAAGCATCGTTCGTTCCGTTAGCCAGTTTCCAAGCTTAAAACCAATGCCAAATGAGAGAAGAATTAATATAGCACAGATCATTATCTTATCCCCTCATAACTACAACATTTGAAAACTGACTCTGCAATTCTGGTCTGTGCGACACAACGAAAACTGTCTCAATTTCTCTTTCCATCTGCTGAAGAATCTCAAACACTTTCTCCTGCCCTTCAACATCTAACGCCCGATCAAACAGCTCATCAAGAAAAAGAAAATTGGTACTCATTAGATGAAAAGATCTTGCCATACGATTCAGGCCAAACGCCAAAGCACATTCAATCCTGTGTTTTTCTCCACTGGAACAGTCCTCATATCGTTTCTTGATTCCAGTACGGTAAACTTTTATTTCAATTTCCTCTTTATTATTCACCTCAATCTCCAAGTCAAGTTTGGAGCTGGAAAGCACGTAAAGAATCTTTTGTGTTTCTTCTTCCAGCTTCTGAAGAACTTGACGAATGTATTCAAATCTGATTCCTTTCTTTCCGAACATTTCCTTTATGATCTCGTATAGCTCGATTTTGTGATTCAGCTCATTTTGCTTTTCTATTAACTTGTCAATCTCTTTCCGATTTTTCTTCAAATCTTTGTATCTCTTTTTCAGGAGATTATCATAGGTGGAAATATCTTTTTCAATGGAATCAATCTTATTCTGGACAAAAGACAGTTTATCGCGAAGGTTACTCAGTTCGTTTTCATATTGAATGCGAGCCTTCTCCTGTGAGAGTTTTTCAGTAGCTAGGTATTCGATTCTCTTCTGAAGTTCATTAATCCTATTTTCAATCTCCTCTTTTTCTTCCTCTGCCGTCTTTATTTGACGGGAAACAACACTCATTTTCCTCTTATGATCCTGCATTAAACGGTGAACAAGATTCTTACTGATTGGACGCTCACAGACAGGGCAAGGTTTACCAATATAATCTTTAGCCTCGATCTGTTGGAGATCATGGTATTGCTGGCGGAGAGAATGCAGTTTTCCGTTAATCTGAGTAAGCTTTGAAGACAGTTCGTTTCTTTCCTCCTTTAACTTTCGTTCTTCTGCTTCGTAATCTACCGCTTTTCCTTTTTGAAATCTTTCAAGCTCTTTCTGAACCTGCTTTATACGATAAATCAACCTTCGTTTCTCAAGCACCAATTGATGTTTCTCCTCTTCCGCTTCCTCCTTCTTCTTTGCTTTGTTCCGTTCGAGATAATCAATATCTGCCTTAATTCCTTCAAGATTTCGTTCTATGACACTTATCTCTTTCTCAAGAGAAGCAAGTTCTACCTGATATTGTTTCAAACGTGAACGGGTATATTCATAGGCCATATCAAAATGATGAAGATCGAGAATCCCACCAAGGATTGCCAAACGTTGGGCTGGAGTTGCAGCAGCAAAGGTACGGATACGTTCAGGAATGAAAGAGGAAATCAACAAAAACTGGTTGAAATCCGCCCTTACAAGCTTTTCGAGTTGAAGTTGAATCTCAGAAGGAGATCCCTTGAAATTTTCTCCATCATAAACTACTACAAGGTCATTTCCTGCTACAGAGTGCTTTCTGAATCGTGAAACTTTAAGTGGTTTCCCATTGAGATAACCATCAATAATGACCTGACAATCCTTTTTTACAATATCATTCACCACATCATCCACACGTGACTGACGAGCAGTACGGTTGAAAAGACACCAAAGGATTGCCTCGTAGATAGAACTCTTCCCACTTCCATTGGGACCGCTAATCAAGACAAGACCTCGATTTTGAAAGGAAATCTCGAACTCTCTCAAACAGAAAAAGTTGCGAATCGTCAGCTTGCTGATTTCGAGCATTCTTGCCATACCTCCCTCGCTATTTTCCTCAGTTCATCCTTATCCGACTGCTCCAGCTCCTGTGCTTCAATCCACTTATCCATTGCTTCTTCCACAGTAAGAGGAGGTTTTTCTTCTTCCTGTCTCCTTACTCGTTCCTCTTGGAGGAACTCGATAAAGATCCTTTCATTGCCCTCCAGCGGAGAAGCATCAAAAGTATGAGGTACCCGTAGAAGAATGTAGTCATGACTGGGATTCTCCTGATACGCCTTCAAGAATTTCTTAAATTCCGATTTTTTGGTAAATTCATAAACTCTAAACTGAGGTACAAAAGACGAAACACTAATATCCAATATTTTTCCATCTTCCCAAAGAATCACTCTTTTCTCTTCTCGACTTTCAGAAAAATCCTGCTGGAGTGGAGAACCTACACATACGATATCGCCAACCTTCTGAGGAAGATGAATATGGCCATTGAAAATAAATTCTATAGGAGGCACGTTCGATATCCCTTCTTCCATTACCCTTCCTGTACTCAGCCGTGCACCAATAATGTCGGCATGTAGGAATAGGATATCAACATCTGAGAATGAAGGGATAACTTCCTCCGCCCCATGAGGAATAAATCCTGCCTGAACGTACTGAAGAGAAACAATTGTCGGTGAAGAGATAATATTTACGTTTCCACTTTGGAGAAAATCTAGATAACATTCATTCCGAAACTTATCATGATTTCCTACAAGGATATAAATCTCTGTGTATTGGGCTAAGTCAGTAAACAGTTTCACACCAAAATTTATCACATCTTTCCTGATAAAAGGAGATAATGTATGGAAAACATCGCCAAGATGAATCATGAAATCTGGTTTCTCTTCCTTGAGAAAATCTAAAAAAAAGTCCCGTAGTAACTCAAAATCTCTGAGTCGTCCTTCTCGACCTCGATAGGTTTCCTTTATATGCCAATCTCCTGTTATAAGTAACTTCATTTGGCTACTCCAATCCTTTTATTTAAGAACAGAGACTCCGTCAGAGATTTAAGATTATTGCCAAAATTCCTGTAATCTTCCACGCCACCACTAAGCAGCTTATCAAGTAAAACAAGTACAACATAGCGACGACAATATAAACTGCCAGAGGTTGAGAATCAAGATCAACTTTACACCTGAGACCACTCAATACCAACAGAATTGAAAAAATTACATAGAATAAACAAATTTTAAACATAATCCTCTCTCCTCCCTTCTTTACTTAACAAGTTGGAGGAATCCAATCAGGTGTCTTTTTTGGTATCCAGTACTTCCAATCTTCTTTAAGGAAACAGCGCCGCAATTCATATAAATACCTCCGAATAGCCGATTCCTTTGACTTGCCATATCCATAGAGCCCCCGAATTTTAGGTGAATGGACGATATACTCATCTTCGCTCCAGTCATACTCAATATAAATAGGAATCTCTCCTCTCTTGATCAAATAGCATCAGCCCCCTCCAATACCAACCGGATTGGGAATGCAAAACAACATTCCTACAGATATCAGTACCGCCAATATACCAATGAATCCAGTTATCATTAGAAAGCGACCGAAAAAGGTATCTTCCCCATGCTTGTCAGTATACTTAACGGAATAATCAAACAAATATCCACCGCCAAAAAATACGATAAGAATAACCCACCAAGGGAGACGGCGAAGGAAAACAGTATAAACTACTGTCAACACGCCTATTGTCGGGCCTACTACAAAAGGGATTAAATACAAAAGCGTTCTCATTTCTTCTCCTCCACAATAGATTTTGGTTGTGGTTTCGGTAAACTGGTCTGTCCTAAAAGGACAACAAGCTCGCCAATGTTTAACAAAATATCTTTTACATACGCAGTATTCTTCCCTCCAACGTATTTCCGTAAAGCCTTGGGTAGATCGTTATTTGCTTCCTTCAGACATGTTAAGAAGACGAAATAAGTACAGCGCACATTTATCACTGGATCGTAAAGATCTCTTACTTCTCGAATTAGGCCATTACGTTTCAATTTATCAGCCCAAAATTTAGGATGAATCTGCCCCAACCCAATCGCTCCTGCCTTAGAGCGTACAAATGGATTGAAAGAACTTTCACGAGCTATTAAGGCCAAAAGAATGATAGGATATTCTGTCTTAAAACATTCTTGGGCGATCTCCTGAGCCATTGAACGCGGTAAACGAGTTGATTTTTTCATCATCCAGTCAATTACCTTAGAGGGAACAGTCACTTCCGTTTGAACAACTGTTGAAGGAACAGCAGAAGGAGTGACTTGTAAGGATTGTATAAACACGATGAATCCTATTACAATCATTCCTATAACAATACCTGTTATAATTATGAACCACGGAGACAATATTGTAGTTCTTGGTTTCCTCATTGCTTCCTCCTTTCATCTATATCTTCATAAAATTTGCGTAACAAACATACAGTATTATTCAATAAATATCCAAGTCCCTTAAATTCATCAAAATGACGGTAGATTATAGATTGCAAAACTGAGATTATGTACCAAACAATCCTCACATCTTTCTTGATGATTTCCAATTCTGACTGGAACCTAAGGCTAAAACGGATATAACTCAACAAAGATTTCACTTCCCACGCAAGAGAAGTATCTAATCCCAGTTTTTGGCGACATTCTTTCTTGTGAAAGGGGCATTCATAGATCTCCTTACAATTCTCAGCATGACAATACATAGCAAAGGCACGACACAAATGATTCAACTTCTCACAAACTTCTTCGTACTTTTCTGATGGATTTACCTTCAACACACTACCATTCTGGAGATCACCCATTATTCCCCTCCCTTAATCTTATTCCCCCTTTCTCAATTAACTCCAGCACCTCCTTTTCTCGCATGGCCTTTTCTCCTTCAGGCAAGTAATACCAACCGCCTCTTTGAATCAACTTTCCCAATTCAACCAGTTTGGGAACAAGTCCAGAATACTTCGGAACTCCCTGTTCCCAGAACAACTCAATATGTGCTTCTTGGAAAGGAGCCGCCCATCGAGTCTTCAGGCAATGAGCGTGCAATTCAATCCCCACTACTTTACCTCCCTCCTTGATCGGAGATGGCTTTGTGAACTGGAGACGAACATTACTGGCAAAGTCAAAACCCTTTCCAGAACTTGTACTTTTCCCTGTCTGAGAGTAAATCACATGATTCACGACAAGCAAAAGATTCCCAGAAAGAATTACACTATTCACCGCTCGTATTCCCTGTCTTACTTCTTTTGCCCGTTGTCCTTGATCAACCATTGTAAAACCACGATCTGTCTCGGTCTCTCCTGCCAAATTGGCCAAAGAATCAATTACAAACAATTTTCTCATCTTCTCGAATTCAGGGTAACGACAAATGGCAAGAATTCGCTGGAAGCATTCCCAAATAGTATAAGAAGAGGCAAAACCACTCTGAGCGAGTTCATTGAATTTACTACGAGCGGAAGTATCCACTTGTTTTGCCAAGTTGGCAAATACTTCTTTGGTCAATTCTATTGCAATATCCTCATGCATTGATGTACAGATAAAGTTTGTAGCATTGATATCCACACCTATTTTCTCTGCAAATTCAGGGTTGATGCCTCCTTCAATATCATCATAGAAGATAAAGCCTTCATCTCCAAACTTCTTCTGAAAGGAAGCGACAGTCTGAAGAGCACAGAAGGTCTTCCCTGCCGCCTCATCTCCAGAGATTTCAGCAAAACTCCCCAGAGGCCATCCTCCACTTCCATCCATCTTTCCTGAAATGATATAATCCAAGACTAACGACCCAGTTGAAACAAATTCCCTTTTTACTAATTCCTTTTCTCTAAGTTTCTCCAAGATCCCCATAATCAGTCTTACCTCCCTCTTGAAAAGACTCCTTAATTTCCTTTCCAAACAACTTGTTTATCAAGTGCTCCTTGTATTCCAAAGGAGCTGGCTCACGATGGATATCCTCATACTCTTCAATTTTCTTCCAGTAGTAATGAGTCTTGCCATGAGAATCGGGAAGATCATCCCATCTACGACCAAATATATCCTCCTTCTTCAAATCCAGCTCAGTACCATCAGGCCTAACAATAGGTTTTTCTCTATCGCCTGATCGGAATCGAGCGAAGTTGCAACGAGTAAAGAGGCGTACCATCGGTTTTCCACAACAGTAGGGAATATCGGTTTCATTCCTCTGGAGATACTCAATTATTTTTCCACAATTCTCACAGAGGAAATCCCACAACTTCATTGCAGGATCTTCTCCTCCTTTCCTTCTTTCTTTTTCACCATCTTCCCCAAAATTGTCTCGACAACATCCCGTGCTCCTTCTGACCTATATACAACCTCCAGAATTCCAATTATCCGTCCCAATGAAAAGACAGCGAATGCCCGCTTTTTATCATCTTCAAAGAGATTCCAGAACTTTTCAATCAGCTCTGGATAGAATAAAGAACCTTTCTCAGCCTCACAAACCTGGTCAAGTTCGCTAATTATCAAATGAATATCTTCCCATTCCAAGCCGTAAATATCAAAAATATTATCTCCTTTATTTAGTTTCATCTCTCATCTCCTTTTTCCATTTTTCTATAATTGCAAAAACGACTTTTTCAAAAGTTGCATCTTGAGATAAATCCAATCCGATCCTTTGCTTTGCTCTCTCTCGCCACTGCGACATGGGAATTGTATCCCAGTCTTCGCCTATTGCCCAAGAAAAACATTCATCTACATCTTGAGTCGTTCTCAAACCTCCTGCCAAACACATGAGAATGAAAATTGAAAATGTTAATTGATCACGACGATTCATTTCCTTCTCCCTAACTTCTCGACTGCCTTCCGCAAATCGCCAAGATAGGCATGAAGATACTTCTCAGTAGTCCGAATACTAGAATGACCACATAACGCTTGAATAGTGGTTAATGAAACTCCCTCTCTTGCAAGAGAAGTTGCTGCCCAGTGACGAAAAGTATGAAATCCTACAGGAGGTACCCCCGCCTTTTCACAAGCTCGTTTTAAAGCATACCAGCGATAGCTCATTTTAGGACTTCCCCTCTGTCCAGCAAAAACGTATTCTGAGCGACGGGGGAGTTTCTTCAATGTTTCATACGCCTCATCATTTAAAGGAATGATCATGTTCTTATAACCTCGTCCTCCTGTCTTACGAGTTCGCAAGAAGATAAGACGGTTCTCAAAATCAATATCCTCCCATTTTAGTTCAAGCAGCTCCCCTACTCGTGCTAAAGTTGATTTCAATACAATGAGTAATGGACGCAATTCCTGATCAGCATTATCAATGATTTTAAAAAGGTATTCGACAGGGGGAAGGGGGCGCTTCCCCCTGTCGTTAGGAAAGAGGGGAGGTGTGGAGATGAAGGAGGTAGAGAGTCCTCTTTTCTTTGCCCAGTTTTTAATAGCATTAAGAACTGTTAAATAACGATTTCGTGTGTAATTACTAATTGGTAAAGATAAAAGCACCTGTCGTACTTTTTCCTCTGGAAAAGTAGGATGAGTCTTCCAGAAATCAACATAATATTTCAATTGCCGGGCCCAACGTTCGGAGATATAAGGCAACCGTTCTTTATAATATTGGTCAAGCAACACCTCTTTTCTCATCTTCATCCTCCACTAACACTACTTCCACCCAATCGGGCGGAGACTCATCAAAAGCTATCATAATTACTCCTTCTTCTGTAGGAATAAGAGAAGCATATGAAGCCAGATCAGTAATGATTTTTTTCGCTGTTAATTTAGCTTTCTGCTCGTCAAGCCATCCATCCTCTACCAAACTCTTTGCAATCACTTCTTCAGGATATAGCATCGCTCTCCTCCTCCTTTAGCACTTTTCTACGAGTTAGTTTTCTCACCTCCTTGAAATCCTTCAATACTGAACAATGCTGTTTTTGACGACACGAAAGACAATAGAATAATGTATGATAACCTGCATTTGGACACCAAATTATACGACTCAACCATCGGTACTCCTCCTTCAGATCCTCCGTCTGAGCTAACCTTCCCACCTCTTACATCCCGGGCGATTAGCTAACATTAACAAATAACACCAAGTGACCAATTCATTAGTACAGTACCCAACCTCAAGTCCTTCTTTGATTACTATAAGAGGACGCCACCATCGACAATATCGACACTTTCTCATTGTATCTCCCCCGTATGCATATTATTGAATAAGATATCCTCAATTTGAAGAGCATCAAGAATCATTCCCACTACCCGCCCGAGATAAAGAATTGTGTATAAACTCTTCTCCACACTATCAAACATCTCCCACAACTCTTCCACCACCTCAGAAACCGCCTTCGTGCCACGCTTCCCCTCCAATACTTCTCTCAAATAATCATGAAAGCGCTGGAGGTCCTGATCAGTTAGGCCAAAAGCGTTAGAAACACTGACTTCACTATGATTCAGTTTAAGTTTTTCTTTCTTCATCTCTTATCTACCAGCAATAACATTGCCCTCCCCAACATTGAGGAGTACAAGTACCGATTAAACGACCATTTTTGTAGATATAACAAATATTGGAGAACGTATCACACTGAATCTCAATAAAAGGTGAAGGAGCTGTAGTAGGAGTGGAAGAACCCAATCCCATCAGGAACCCTCGCAGAAATTCATTAGTCAATTCACGGTTGTTGGTACAACCCATTAGGAAACCAATAATTAACAGAACTATTAATATCTTCTTCATTTTTACCCTCCTTTATCTTTTTGCGCCAGTATTATAGCACAAAATACAAACCTTGTCAAGCCTGCTCATCATCTTTCCCCAGCATCCCCCATAGACTCCACAACTCCTTGGGAGGAACGAACTTCCCTACTTCTCGCACTTCCCATGAAGCACAGCGAGGACATTGAACATGTTCATATTTGCTTACCCAGCGAAAACCACATTTCTCACACTGAAGAGTGTAGATCGCCTGCATTTTACACCTCTGCTTGCTCCTTTTCTTTCTCCTGCAAGATAATGATGGCCGCAGCTAAATAAACAATACAATCCAACAACTCCGCAATTTGTGCTTCATATGTTGCCAGCCGACCAATTTCACAAACTTTTTTAATAACCTGACCAAGGTTGAATCCTAACCCTACTTTACGAGGAATCCAACAGATTAATTGCTGATCAAAAGGTTCTCCATCAGCATGACGTTGCCGCCCTTTACCTAATTGTGCGCGATTCAGAGCCTGTTCCAGAACCTTCATCAATGGCTGGTAACCTTCACAAACCTTTGTTTGCCAAAGATAATATCTAGTCATCTCAATTTCTCCTTACAATTCGCAAACTCCAGAACGACACTGGATCGTCTCCTCGTCCGCCCGCTCATCCGCTTGCTCCAAAAATTCTCTTGCTTCCTTTTCCGAAACATGATAGAGAACTTGTTCTGGACGACATCGATCGCGATAAACCGTTATACCTTTAAGATCGAAGAAATATTCAAGGAATAATTCTGAAAGCTCCTCAACTGTTGTCGTTGCAGGAAGATTCAAAGTCTTAGATATAGAACCATCTACGTATTTCTGAATTGTTACTTGCACCTCTAAATGCTCTCTGGGAGAAATATCATAAGTATCAACGAACCAGTCAGGAATTTCGCCTTCTTGAAGAAACTTCTTGTACAATGGATGAATGTATACACGTGCGCCAATTCGATCTTCCCGTCGGTATGCTTTTGCGAATAGAGGTTCTACGCCTGATGTAACGTCCGCTAAAAGAGATATTGTTCCAGTTGGAGCACAAGCCATGAGAGTAACATTGCGTATTGAGTATTTTTTAATATCCATCCGCAATGATGGCGGTAACTTTCTAATGAAAGAAGCTTTCAAATACTCAAAACGATCAAATTTCGGAAAGGGAACTTTCTCCTGTGCAAGAGCAATAGATGCTTGGTAAGCAGTATCACGTATGAATCGAAAGAGACGACTAACCTCTTCAACGCTTCGCTCCGATCCATAACGAATCTGTTTAGCGAATAAATAATCAGCTAATCCCATTACTCCCAACCCAATACGTCGTCCTTGCTTCGATACTTCCTCGATTTGAGGAAGAAAGTAATAGTTGACATCAATAACATTATCTAAAAATCTTACAGCCGTCCAGATAACCTCCTCCATCTTCTTCCAGTTTGTCTGGGTTCCTTGCACAAAACGAGGAAGAACTAACGCACCCAAACAACACCCCTCAAAAGCAGAAAGAGGTAATTCCCCACAAAGATTACACCCCGCAATTGGGGCAAAATAATAGGAGTTGTTCTTACGAATATTGGTATAATTTATGAGTCCCGGTTCCGCCGATTGAAGCATATTATCCAAAATCTTATTCCATAATTCTCTTGCTGGAAGACGAAGATACTCTTTTCCTCCAAATTCCAGAATCCACTCTTCATCTTGATCTACCGCTTCGAGAAATTCATAAGTAACGCCTACTGATATATTATGAGCTGATAACTCTCCATGTTTTACTTTCGCTTCAATAAAATCCAATACCTCTGGATGTTGGGCTGAAACAATAGCCAAAGCTCCTGACCGTCGTGATCCTCCAGTTTCAATCGTTTGTCCAATGTAATCTAAAGAGCGAATAAAGGAAACAAGGCCACTTGATTTCCCTCCTTTACTTAGAAGAGGTGCTCCTTTCGGTCGTAAATTAGACCAATCAATCCCAATCCCCCCACCATAGGACCAACAGATAAGAGCATTTTTCATTGTCTCACCAATCGATTCAATATTATCTTCAACTGGAGGTAAAGTAAAACAATTGAATAAGTTGAGACGTTTTGATCGTCCTGCATTTCGGAGAATTCTACCTCCAGGAAGGAAATACTGTTCTGCAATTATTTCAGCAAACTTTTCAGTCCATCTCTCTATCTTTTCTTTATCAGCTTCAGCTTTTGCCACTGCCTGCGCTACCCGAAGGGCAGCTTCCTCCCATGTCTCCTTTTCATGTAAGGCATAACGATCGTAAAAAACAAGTTCAGCATTAGGACTCAATTTCATTCGTCTTCGCCTCCTTTTGTTAACTTCTCTAATCTCTGCTCAATCTTTTCTATTCTGTCTGCAATTGCCTCCAAAATCGGTAATGCCCAAAGAACTAAATCAATCTCGGAAGGAATCAAAGTTCCTAATCTCTCAGCCAACTTTTCAGCCTTCTCCTTTGTATGAGGATCAACCCAAAACATTTTACATCTTAACAAACCATTCCAGCCATTATTGATGGAGAAATATAAACAATCCGCCACCCGCCTTTACTCCGGCAATAATCATCAATATCATCCGTTGTCACGTCATGCCAGCTCTCCTTTCCAAAAGTCTCCCCTACTGCATCCCAGTAAACCTTGGCGACAAGCGAGCAGCAAATCTCCCTTCTCGGTAACTGAATCCACCGTTGGAGCCATACAAAACCTGTCAACCATGTGAAAAGTTTACCCAATATTAGAACCCAATCATACTTTCGACCAATATGTTTAAGTGCTTCTCGTGCAATACGATTCCGCTCTTTTTCAGTCAGTTTTGTATTTCTGAAAACGATGGATGGTTTATCAAGAATCTGTCTTTGAACACTGGCAATTCGTACTTTCCATTGTTGCTCAACAACAGCATTTTTATTTAGTATGATCCCAGCATGATAGAAGACTACTGGATCAGGTCGCCAGCCGAAAAGACGGCCAAACAAGAAATGCCATATGGTAGGGTATTTCATTACAAATTTCACTACCTTTGCAGCGAAAATATCATAGTCATTCAGGAAGATATCGCCTGGTAGGAACATTAAATTCACCTCCTTATTCCGTTGGTGCAGCAAACTTAGGTATAGCACCTTTATCTACCGTGAAATATCCTTCTGTAAAAATCTCATGGATAATAGCTCCTCCTAAAAACTTTGACAATTCATCTTTTCGTACCTACTTTCTTTCAATTTTTCCCTCATTCGGAACAATCCAGATCAAAGCGCGATCTGGCGTAGCAATAGCACTAATTCCAAATTCAAAAAGCTTGCCTTCTTTCTCAACCAAAAAACGCTCTCCTACTGGAATTGGTGTTCCTACAACCATCTTATCTTCCTCCTTTCTGTTTTATTTTCCAGATTAAACGTATCAATAGTTTAATCCAAATATCAATAGCACAGATCGCTAGACCAATCACTATAAGAAAAACAGCTTCCACGTTTATAAGTCATATTTGAAACGCAATGTAACAAACACTATTGAAAAGAAAAGCCATAGAAAGAATAGCATTTCTGGAGTTAGAAAAACTCCAAAAAGGTGTTTTGCGAGTCCTTTCAGTCCAAAGACAACAAGAATATATGCCCAAATAAAATCAACAATCACTTTTGCAAGGAAAAATAAAACATCACGCATCCTTTTCCCTCCTTTTTCATTCTTCTGACCGAAACTTGAGTTTAATCAAAGGAGCTACCACTAGAAGAAAAACCCATAAGAAAAATACTTCCTTTACAGTTAAACATACCCCAAAGAAATATTCCGCAACATAGAAAAATCCCAATGCAAGTAAATAAGCAAAAACAAGATTAATACCCAGCGCCAAAAGAAAAACCAAAATAACCTTCATTCTCCTCCCTCCTTCAAACGCCACCCATAATTTGCTGTAAACATCTCAGCAAAACGCTGTAAATACTTTCTCCGAGAAGTTGGATACCTCATCAGATCTTTTCGCAACTGTGTATCTGAAACTAACTCCTTTGTCAACCATTTCACAAAATCTTCCTCTTCCTCCAACGTCCACTCATACCTGTAAAACCATTCTGGATCAGAAAAATCCAGATCTTCATAACGTGCCCCGACCCTGCGGCACATCTCCCGTAGCACTTTTTCCAAACCTTGACTAAATTTTTTCTGTTCCTTATTCATAGAACGCCCTCGCCATTCCTCCCAAACGGACATAACGATCATGTTTCTTTCCTTCTCGTAACTTCCGTGTTTCAACAACCGACATCCTGATTACAGCAAATCCCAGAGGACGAGCAGGAAAACCAGAAATCTCAGCGTAAGAAGGATATTCCGATCGTGAAAAAGTCCTCTGAAATGTACCCGAAAGAACAAGCAGCCGGCCTTCAGCAGAAATCCAAGGCTCCTTTCCTTTCCGGTAAGTTATTCGAGGAGGGAGATCCTTAACTACCAGCTCATGAACATGGCCATAAATGAAGATACGAGCATCAAACTGCATAGCATGGCGAGATAGTGATGTGATATTACCACCTTCCGTTCGAGATCCGCGACCAAACCCATGATGACAGAAGACCATCACTTCCCGTGCCCATCCTCGATCACGCACTCGTAAAACAATAGGGAACATACAGGAATACCCCAAATTGCGGATTCCAAGCATCTTACACATTAGATTGTGGGGGTCATATCCCAATTTTCTCATCACCGTCTTAATTGGGTGATTCCCTGAAATACAACCAATTACATGTTGTTTTATCCAAGATGCTCCTAAACGTTTCTTCATCTGCTCTACAAAATCGTAAACTTCCTCCTCCACCAGACGATGAAACGTCTCTAACTTGTAATACTCTGGACGTAAAGCAGCAAAGCGGCGATCTTCCATCGAAATAGAATTCAAAATGTCGCCCATAAAAACATATAATGCATCTGGATATTCCTCAAACATCTTCCACCAGCAATCGTGAGCACTTTCCGCTGAAGCCCAGTGAAGATCTCCTGCTGCTACCAATTCAACAGTTTCGTCAAAATCAATATCCACAATAACAGGTTGAATTGCCTTCACTTACTACCACCTCATTTTATTGTAATCGGCTTCTTCGTAACAAATCGTAATATGATATTGATAAGTGCAAGCACAATAGGTGTTGCCGCTTCCTGCCAATCAATTTTTGACGAAAGAACTGCTCCAACACTTGAAAGAATTATCCCCATATTTGTCAAGACAGTCTTCGACTTATACCACTTTTTCATTTCTACACCTCCTTCAAAAAGGGGGGAGGGAGGGGAAGAGATCTCCCTCCCCCATGTGGCTATTCCCCCTCCTCAAGCTCGCCCAGCACTTCCGAGACCTTAGGCAGGCCGCCTTCTACGAATGCAACCACGATGTTGTCATAAGGATTCTGAGTTCGCTCAGCGCCTGCCTTCATCAGCGGGAGACCAAAGACCACAATAAAATCAATCACATCTTTAATCTTACTCCAATTCGGCTCGGCCATCCCTATTCACCTCCTTTCTTTACTTTACTTTCTCCTTGAGATACGTAAGGATATCTCCTACTGTTACAAACTTCTCCTCATCTTCATCGGGAATTTCAATCCAGTACTCATCCTCAAGCGCCAGAATCAATGCCCTCCGATCAAGCCAGTCTGCTTCTAGGTCTTCAACAAGTCTGGTATCAGAAGTTATCTTTGATTCAGATACTCCAAAATGATAGGCAATCAACCTTTTCAATTTTTCCTCAATCAGAGGAGCTTCTTTCATCCTTCCCTCCCTTTGATTCTTCCCATAAAATGTATCCTTTCAAAAGTTTAATAAAAGTCCTCATAGACATCAAGATCAGATCCTTCATCCGTCGCATCCCAAGCATATGTAATTGTACTACATGTATTTTTGTAGGATGGCGTTCTGGACGTAATTGTTCAAAAGAAGACAGGAGCCATTTTGGAAGTCGCTGCCGTTCCTTACATTCTACTACAATATACCGCCCTAAAAGATCCTCTTCACCTACAATGCCTATATTCCGTAACTCCTTATCAATCTCACGAAGAATACGAGCAGTTTCACGTTGATTCGCTTTTCCACGTTGACGAGAGCGTGAAGACACTCTCTCACTCCTTTCTATACTCAAATCTCAATTTCTTGTTCTGGACAGGAAGAAATTCTCTCAATCCGCACATCCTCAGACAATGCCTTTTTAAATTCATCCCTTCTCATCCAACGAACTTCCATTTCTCCAGCCGGACGAGTCAGCCTCGTAGTACGCAAATAATCTCCCGCAATGGCATCTACTCTGAACTCACCAACAGCCACTTCTCCTTCTATTACTAAATACCAATCTCCCAATCTTAATCTCATAATTAACCTCCTATGGTTCTCTTATATCAACTCCAACTGTTAAATCTTCTCTCATTCTTCGGATCAATTTTGCTGTATTCAAATAAATAGGGAGAAAGTGAATAGCCAAATCAAGATCCTTCTTAATTCCTTCGTGCCAGATAGCAATTAATCCCCCTGCATTAACGATAAAATCAGTCAAATAATAGATCTTCCTTTTGTTTATAATTTCCTTAATCTCATCTTTCTCTTCTTCTTTTATTTGGTTATTTGCGCTTCCCATAATGACAGTACCTTCCTTCAGCTTCTCAAGAGTCTCCTTATTAACTATACCCCCAAGAGCACAAGGAGAAAAGAGGTCAGCACCTGCAGTATAGATATCCTCTGGAGGAAGGATAATAGTAACTTTTTGTCGCTGTTCCTCTTTAAGCGAGCTGAGGAATCGTTCAACTGCTGAATGGTCAATATCACAAACAAATAGTCGTTCAATAGGGAAGTGTTCAAGCAATAATCTTGCAAACGGCTCTCCACATTTCCCCAAACCCTGAACAGCAACACTCTTGACTTTGAAATAATACTGTACCGCTAAGTAGGCCCAGCATAATCCAACTGCAGTCCAGTGCCCCGTATTGGAGTTAACTACGTAAGGAGATTGCTTAGCCATAAAAGCTACTTCTTCAGGAGCAAGCCCCACATCCTGCCCGGTATAAAATCGTCCTTCAAACTCGTTCACATATTCACATACTCGTGTGAGAACTTCCTTTCGATCTTTTGCTGGATCAGCATAAATCACGCCTTTTGCTCCCTCTGCTGGAATCATTGCCCATTTACATTTATAATGCATCGCCTCCGCAAGCCGATGTGCGTCTTCTTTTGCCTCTTCCAAGCTATCATATTTCTTCCATCGAGTACCACCAAGAAAAGTCATAGCCGGTTGATCATAGAAAGCTATGACATATTGCCCATAATTTCCTAAAGGTTTCGTAACTATCTCTATCTTTCTCATTTTAAATCCCTCCTATGCAAAAGCAGTCTCTGCTTTTACATCTTCACATACTTCAATATGAATCCAGATTCTGGCAATGAGCTTATTGTCCTTCTCTCGAAAAAGGAGATAACACTTCTCTGTCTCATCCCATTTAAAGAAATAACCCTGATTACATACAAGATTTACTATATCCCGCACTCCTATCTCACTCATTTTAGTTAGCCAATGCTAGGGAAATTTTCTCCTCTTTTCCTTCAACCCTTGTCCGCAAGACAACCGTCCTAATCGGTTCGTAACTACCCTCAGGAAAAAAAGTCGGAGGACAATAGATCTGAACTTCCACTTCATCTGGGTTGAGAATCTTAGAATAATAGTCCAAAATCTCTTTCAGTCTTGCAAGAGTCATTCTTCCCTCCTCTTAATCATTTTTCTTCCTCTCAATGAGAAGAGTACCCTCTTTTGTTATAAGAAAGATTCTCATCGCCTTCTCCATAAACTGTTTCAATTCATTCTCATGAACCCAACCTGTATTTCCCTCTTTATGAACATATAAAGGCAAATCTTCTCTCATCGCAAACAAGCACGGTGATATGTCTATTTCATAATAACCACCTGCTTTTCCCCAGATCCCAATCTCAAAAAACCTCCCGTCTGGAGTCTCCAATAAATATTCTTCACCAACCTTGATCGCTATTTTCATTCTTTATTCCCTCCTTTCCTCAATCAGATCCTCAAAAACTGACGGAGCAATCAAGTAAAGTTGCCTCGCAATTTCTCGGCACAGTTCTCGTATTTCCCATTGAGCATCTGAAGCTAGGCGAAGCTGAAGAATATGTCGCCATTCACGAAAGTTTGCTGAGATGATAAATGTTGTAGGTGTCGCGTTGGGAAGAATGAATCGTGCGTCCTCTTTCGGAACCCCCTTTTCAACCATTTTCTCGTACAACGCAAAACACTTCTGCGCTATTTCTTTATATTCCTCCTTCAATTCGGAATCTTGTGCAATCGTAGGAGGTATTATAATCTCTGATTTTGGTTTTGTATGTCGCTGACTTTCTACTGCAAAACTCGCCAATCGATGGCGCGTAATTTGGGCAAGAAGAGCACGGCTAACACCTTCAATAAGAAAAGTAGCATAACCAAATTCAAGAATTGAATGGTGTCCCCTCTTGATAAGCTTCCTGATGAATTTTTCTTTGGAAAAAAGAGAAGATGGTGGATGTTGCCTTCCTCGTGTAATTAATCCTGCTTTCATGATGACATATTCACTGAAAGGTGTATGGGAAATCAACGTTACCTTCACTTCTTTTCTCCCGTTACTGGAGGTACAACCGTAAGAGTAAGTTCGCCCTTATATGTACTTAACATTTCAACCAGTTTCTGAATCACATTCTTACCTGCTGCCTGAAGCTCTTTGAGAGTCTTCTGGTCATGTCTTTTCTCATAAGTATGCTTCTCCCATACTGAACGGAATTTATCAACCGCTCCCCTTACTTTCACATCCTCAAGGAGACATAGACAGGCAGTAACAGCCGAAAGTTCTCCAATACAGGGATAAACCAGTTCATGATGAGGAGATTCCGCCCACATCATATATTCTGTGAAGAGCCGGGTGAAATGAAACAGAAGGGCATACGGATCATGGTAATGTAGAATTGGCTGCCAGCAACTTGTTGTCATTCCATTTCCCTCCTATTTCTTCTTCCTTATTCGTTTTGCCTTTACTGCTTTCTTGCATTCCTCAAAGAAGTTACACTCTTGAGTACAAACTTCATCATCGGGATCAAAATAAGCAGGATCGCCAAAACAAGGAGGAGGACCTTCCTCTACTTCTTCCTCCTCTTCTTCCTCTTCTCCTCCTTCTTCCTCCTTAGGAGCTGATTCTTCAATTTCTTCATCTTCCATTTCCTCTTCTACCGGAGGCTCCTCAAAAGGTTCTTCCTCTTCTTTTGGCATAACTATGAGTGAATGGAAGAAGGTAGATGGATCTTTCTCCCCTTCGTTAATTGCGTCAAGATCCTCCTGTGTCACTCCGAAATGCCAGTACAGGCGCAGAAACCAAATATCAGGGTCATCTTTTACTATTGGCAGGAACCGAATATAATTTTCTCCCTCCTCCAGATGACCATATTCACGTACAGGAAGGATACGTTGCCTGTTTTCACGCGAAGTATTTTCCACAATAAACTTAACTGTCATCTGAGGTAAACGATCAAGAATAGACGGATCAACAGGAGTTGCTTTAGGCTGAGGAATTACATTATAATCATACCTCTGGTTTCTACCCATCACCTTGTGAATCACAATTTCAAACCCATGTTTCGGGTCCCAGAAGTGGTGGTAGGACTCACTTTTAGCAAGAGCCCGAAGCTTCTGGAAAATTGTCCATCCAATGCGGAAGAGATAGGGTTGGGCAGGATCTTTTTCCCGCGGAAAGACAACGTAAGTCCATATATGCTCCCTTGCTCGAAGTCTTCTTGCTTCCTCTCGTATCGTATCAGCATAGATCGGTTCAAACGTGGCAGGGTCTCGTGAGTAAAGAATACCAGGATAGGAGTGCCATCCAAGAGTCATCTTTAAGTAGCGAGTTCCTGCTGGCATGCCTATGAATTCACAAAAGCGACATGCCTGAAGAAAGGTTCGGGGACAGAGAGCTCGCCCCCCTCGTCCTCTTTCAGACATCAGCTCATCTTGAGCTTGTCGGTAATCCAAGTCCTGATCGTAACGCATAGCCCACCTCCTTAGTTGAATTTTTGATGTTCAAAATTGAATTAAATGCCTTAAGGATATCTTCTGAAAGCCCAAGTGGATCTGCTTCCGGGTACTTGAGGAAGTAGTAAAGATATCGAAATCCACAACAACGAGCAGTCTCGTCAATAAACTCGTCTCGCAACTCAAGCAGTTTTTCAAGAGAAGAATCTTTCCCAGCTTCCCCAATCTCCTCGATTTTTTTCAATGATTCCTCAACCCGCCTGAGTAAAAGCTCTTTTATCTTTTCCATTTCTATCCTCCAGTATTCAGCCGAACCAACAACTCAAGCATTGTTGCCCTCTGCCCAAAGGCATATCGAGCTGCTACCGCTTTTTCGTGCTCGGCTTTCAGTTCAGCCAGCTCTTTTCTCAATGCAATGAGATCAGGATGGTTCTGAAGATACTCCTTAACCATATTCTCGGTTATCTTATTGTGAGCATTTTCAGAGCGGAATCGGGAGGCATAATTGGCTTCCTCTTCTTTCAATTCAATTTCCTTCAACATTACATCACGCTGGAGATCGGCTGCCTTTTGGGCGTATTTCATATAGAGCTGAGGCTGGCGTTTGAGTTCATCTGGAAGGAAACTTTCATCAATTGAAAGTTCCTCCATTACGTAATCGTGTAACTCCTCCTCCCTTATCTTTCTCCTTGGCATCGTAACCTCCTTTTTGCCTTTGCGTTATTATAACCATCTACCCCAAAATTGACAAGATAGCGGCGGAGACAGTCAAGAGCTTTATGAATTCTCTGTCTTACCGCTTCAGCCGAAATCTTTAATTCATCAGCAATCTCATAAAGCGTTTTGTCTTCCCAGAAGTAAGCATAAAGCAAGGTTATATCCTTCTGTGGAAGAGAAATTAGTGCCTTTCGTAAGAGAGAGATCATTTCCTCTCGATAGCAAAGATCATCTGGAAGAGGGTCAGGGGACTCGATTTTATAGAAAGGATCGAAATCATAGTTCTCTCCGTCTTCCTGTTCCCATTGAACAATGTGACTTTCTCGTGTCATCTCCTTACGCAGATATCGTTTCATATAAGCTCCTGCCCACCAACCTCCGTAAGTAAGAAATTTCACTTTCTTCTTTTTTCTGAACCGTTTCTCTGCCTCTATCAAACCTAAATATCCTTCCTGCACAAGGTCGTCAATTATATCCCCTTCTTCCACGTATTTTCTTGCTAAACTATAAAGGAATCCCTTATAAGCTGAAAGATCCATGATCACCTCCTACTTCATTTTTTCTTGTGTCCTTATCCCCTCAATTTTAAGAGTTGCTCTCTCCTTCCAAGGTGGTGCTCTTTCCATAAGTTCCTCCATTTGTCCTTGGTATTCCTTTACTCTCTTTCCACTTAATACATCCATACACTCAGCTATCTCCTTCTCATCATATTCCTCCCATATCCTCCTCAACACTTTTGAAACTTCCTCCCTTACTCTCCTATCACATTTATTCAAAATGTTATTCCCATATTTTGAATTAATGTTTTTACTACTACACCACTTTAAGTAAAAACTTTTTAATCCTTTATGGAGGTAGATCTTATATGGCTTACCTTGTTTATCTATTGACTTGGATAGAAGGTAAGCGTTTTTGAGTATTTGGTAAATATGGGTCTTAGAGTTTTTGTTGATAGTCTTAAGGAAATCATAAGACGAAGGATAAGGGTTCTTAGTTTTTTGATATTCCTTAAGTATCTCTAAGATACTCAGAGAATAAGGTTTAGTCTTCCTTTGATGAAGAGATACACTGACATTGAAAACAAAGGAATAAATCTCGTCAAAGGTAATGTCTGGAAGGTAACGATGATAACCAAGTTCACTTAACATTTTCTTTCCAGATACTTCCCAAGGAGGATTTCGTCTATAGATGGAACGAAGAGTAGCCTGTGCTTCGGAGGTAGTGTAAGGATGAGAACCTGATTGAGTGTGATGATTGACGTATTTTTCTAAGATGGATTCTGCTTTATCAAGAGGAATATTTCTTAAACGGCATGCAATTGCGATGGTGGTACCGACATGGTGACGCAGACCTTCGGGAACTCTGTAACCATTCTGAAAGATCTTTCTGATAAAGGGAAGATGGAAGAAGGTTTTGGGGTTGAAGTTATTGATCCGAGGATACTCCCCTTTTGATCTTTCGGGAGACTTAGATTGTTCCAGTTTGGGAAAGGGGACAGTTACTTTCACTGTCCGATCGGGGAAAAGATCCTTTATCAGTCTTTCTACAGCAATAGGAGGAGTCGTAGAGAAGAGACCTGCTGCTCCTTCATTTACGATATCAAAAAAGGCATATTCATCGTAATAGATGATATAACTGAACATTTTGCGTTTGGGGTTATAGGTTCCGGGGAAACGGAAGAGGTGGAAACGGGGTTGTACTGTGGAAAGATCTTTAACAGATAGCAATTTATGCGGTTCAAAAATTCCTTGCAGAGAAAGAGTAGTTACATCCGAAAACTTTTTAGTGTAGTGCCCAAGAACTGCCAGAGCATGGTAAGTGGTAAATCTTTCAGTACCATTCAGTACGCGGTTATGTACTACTTTTTTCTTTGTCTCCCCGAAGAAAAAAGGTTTTCTGTATTTAAAAACTACATGTATCCCTTTTCCTGATCGGATGATCCAGCGAACGTGTCTTAGATTATTAGTAATAATCTCAACTATCTCTTCATCCGAAAGCTCTGGTTTTATATCATCTATATCAAGCGTCGCTATGGAGCAAAACAGACCATCGTTCACTGCATAACAACAATCAGCCTGATGAGGATGGGTTGTATAGTCTGTTATTTCGGATACCATCTGGGGAAGCTTTGTAATGGTTCGAGGTCTTTTGCCGTCCTGACGAAAGACGGTTCTTATATAGGAATTCAGACGCTGGGTACCTGCTTTACATTGGGAATCACGAACGAACATTATGTCGCGGAAGAAAACCCCTGTAAGTTCTCCACAGACGATTGAGAGGCGGTTCACGCATTCATTGATTTCTTTCTCTGGTATAAAAGAACCTACTGACTTCGGCACGCTAATTGACTCCTCCTCTTAATCCCCCACTATTGTTCTTTAAGTTTCATCAAGTCCTGTTCTATCTTATCTGCTATTTCCGCTTCTACTTCTCCCACAATAGCACGTATATGGTCTTCAAGTTCAGGGAAGACTCCTACAATGAGATCTTCTACTTCAAAAACAGGGAATTTAATATCCTTTTGATCTTTCATTAAGTATTCCTTCCAGCTTTTGGACCAAAAATAGATAGTTTCTACCCCCTCATCAGCGCCTCCGACAGTATACGTAATGTCTGGGATATAGGGACGGAGAAGATTGGTAAGAATATCTCCAATTTTGTTAGCTTTTTCCTCTGCTTGCTTGACGGCTTGTGTGTATTCCTTAACAAGTTGACAAAATTTTTTACCTTTCATTCATCTCCCTCCTCATAGTTTAAAGGATAACGTTTCTCTCAAAAAACATCAAGACCATCGCCAAGAAAAGAGGAGATATGCTACTGCCAGTCCGATTACGATTAATAAAAGTGATTCTTCCATTTCATTTTCATCTCCTTGTTATTCACTAAAATTAAAAGAAAGTTGTTTATTTTCCCTTTCTTCAAAAAAGTCTTTCAATTTCTTATATTCCTTCGCCCACCTCTCGTCATATTCTTTCCAGTTTATTCCCAGCTCTGTTGCAAGCAGACGTTCTATAACCGTAGCGATTGAGTGTTCTCTCCAGTAGGGGGCTTGGGGGTCATCTCCCGGTTCTCCTTCTTTGCCTGATTTGGCGTACTCCTTATCAAACTTACAGACTTCCTCATCTGTAATTCCTCTCCGGTAGCAGAGGTAGTATTCAACAAGTTCATGAATCATTACGAGAAATTCGTAATCTTCGTTACCTATTTTGAGGACATGAATCTCTCCTCCGTCTCCTCTGGGAATCCAATCTCCTACTGTTGGGTACCGTAATTCCTCTTTAGGAACTGTTCTTAGGATAAACTTCATTTTGCATCCCTCCTTGCTGGAATAGAGGAAGAAAAAGTTTTTGATAAAGAAAAAGTGGTCTCTTGGATTTGCTTTCTCGTTGATTTAACCAAGTGGAAGTGAGTACCTTTATCGGTTTGTATCCCATAGCTCTCCAGAAAAGATTACTCTCAAGGTCAATAGCAACTCGCGCTTCCACTCCTTTCTTCCCTCTTCTTATTGCTTCTTCTTCTACTTTGGAAAGCATTAAAGTTGCACGGTACCATCGTCGGGCATCTTTCCTCACTACGATTTGGAATACCTTTGCCATCTCACCATAAAATGAGACGTAACAATAACCAGTTTGCTCTCCATTATCTTCAGTGATGTAGATTTTTGAGTATTTCCATCTGTCCCGTTGGTCTACCCTTCTTTTTTCCAGAACGGATAGGTAGGCTCCCTTTGGGATAAAACCTAAAGCGTGACCTTCCTCTTTACGAAGGGAATCAATAAAGGTAAAGTCACTGGGGATGCCTTCACGGAGAAGGGTTTCGTTATTTGCGTTTTTCATTGCTGTTCCTCCTTGAGAAGCTTCAATCTTTTTTTGGTCAAAAGTACATAATTTCTTGAAATGTCAATTCCGATGAATTTCCTTCCAAGTATTTTCGCTGCAACACAGGTCGTTCCTGTTCCACAGAAAGGATCAAGGATGACATCGTCCTTGAAGGAGAATAATTTGATAGCTCGATAAGGAAGCTCAAGAGGAAATGGTGCTGGGTGGTACTTTCTCATTTTCCTTTCTGGAGGAATTTTCCAAACATTGACTGTCCATTCGAGGAATTCATCGCGTGTAAGGTCGGTTTCGCCTTTATGAGTTAGTTTATATTGTTCTTTGTAAAGGACAAAGAGGAGGTCGATTCTGTCTCTTATATAGGGAGAAGAAGGGCTGCACCAAGATCCCCATGCTGTTTGTCTCTTTGATATTATTGTTCCTTTATCCCAGATAATAAGATCGCCATGTTTCCAGCCTATTTTTTCAGTTAGAAGGAGAAGAATATCTATCACTGAATAGGCTACGTATGAATTTTTAGACATTTTCAGATAGGAAGGGAGATCAATAAAAAGACGACCGCCTTTCTTTGTGATTCGATAGACTTCCTTGAAAACATCAGAAAGCATCTTCAAATATTTCTCGTAAGCCATCGCGTCATTGTGGATTGAATATGGCATGTCAACATTGAATGGTGGAGAAGTTACCGTAAGCGTAATCAGATCGTCAGGAAATGATTTCAAAACTTCTTCTGCTTTTCCACAATAAATTTGATTTAACATTATGTCTTCTCCAGCTCTCCCCATCTTTCTCCAACTGAAAAATCTACCTTCAGTTGGACAGGCTTGAGCCATTCCTCCTGTGGGTTTTCAAGAATTTCCCTGATTAAGGGTAAAAGATCATCCATTTCTTCCTTCTTCATGAGGAAAAGGATTTCATCATGCACCTCAAGGATAGGATGACTTTTGACTTTTAACTCCATAAATTTTTCATGAACTCTTGATAAGCCGAGCAGGAGAAGGTCGGATGCGGCACTTTGAATGGGAAAATTGATTGCCTTGCGCTCAAAATCATAATCCCACCTGAAGGATCGATAGCGATCAAATGGGGTTTTTATTCTTTTTTCCTGCTTTGCTTTTGAAACAATATATTTAATCCAGCTTTGTAGTCTTCGATATTGAGTGAAGAAACTTTCGATGTATCGTTTCGCTTCCCTTTCAGAGATTTCCAATCGCTGCGCAAGACCTCTTGCGGTCATGCCATACATAACTCCAAATACTACCGTTTTCGCTTTTCTGCGTTTTTCTTCAAATTCTGGATCGCCTCCTTCTATTTTTTTGAGAAATTCCTCATAAGGGATTCCCTCAATTGTGGCTGCTGTAGCTGAATGAATGTCTTTTCCTTCCTCAAGAAGAGAGATCAGCTTAGGGTCTTTGGATAGAGCAGCAGCAACTCGCACTTCATGAAGAGAGAAATCTGCTGAGAGAAGCAGATATCCCTTTGGGGCATAGATCATATTCCGTATTTTGACTCCATGAAGTTCACCTTTATAGAGATTCTGGCAGTTTGGGTTTTGGGAGGCGGTCCTTCCAGATCGGGCAATGAAAAGGGTGAAGCTTGGATGGATTTTCCCGTTATGTATGGCTGGAAGATATTGTTCCCGTATGTGAGAGCTGAGTGTACGAATTTTTCTGAGTTCAGCAATCCATTCAAAAACTGGATATTCCTTTCCTGCTTTCCGTAAGAATTCCTTATTCCAGGATTCCTTGTCGTTTTTGGTGCGGGGAACGGGAATTTTGCCTTCCTGAAGGAGAGGTGAACACAGTTTGCTCATGTGATTGTATGAAAAAGGATTAAAATCTTTTTGAGGGAAGAGCTCTCTAACAATGGAATCAGAATTGATCTTTTCAAGAAGGGAGTTATATTCTTTTTGTAACTTTTTATAAGCCCATAAAAGGAAGTTACGGTCAGCAGGAGCGCCCCGATGTTCCATTGCAAGGAGAGCTTTTGTCGCTGGAATAAGGAGAAAGCGGTAAGGTCTCCAGTAAGTTCCTTCCTTTGTTAACTCGTCTTTGAATCTTATGTAAAGGCGATGGGTCACGTCAGCATCGGCTGCGTTGTAAAGATAAAGTTCTTCTCCTTCTACTTTAAGAGGACCTCCTTTCTTCAGCACTTCGCGATCATATCCTCCCATGTCTGTGTATTTGAAAGCGAGGGAGGAAAGGGAATGTTTTGCTATCTCGTCAATGAGATGATGCATAAGGATGGTATCTTCAATATTACATTTTATATCTTCAGGTTGAAGCCCAAGATCTTTTATTAACCAGCGGAGGTCGAATTTCAGATTGTGCCCGATAAGAGTTTGTTCTGAATTGGTCAATAGTTTTTTAATGATATCTCTTACTTGTTGCCACTTGTCTTGCCAGTAATTTTCATCCCACGGGATGACAACTGCTTGGTGGGAAGAAGGAGAGAGAGCTATGGAACGAATACGAGCTTCTTCTTCAAACTCATAAAGGCCAGAAGTTTCTACATCTATAGCGAGGACTGAAGTAAGATGAGTTTCTATCGTGGGGATGTCTTTCGCAATAGTATATTTCCCATATGAAGAGTTACGAGTTCGGTTAATATATTCCCAAGCAACTTTAATTGTTGTTCTGATGTGATCCCTAATTACGTCACTCCAGTTCCCTTTTCTAATAACAGCAGCAGGATGATAGGTAGCGAAAACAGGAATATGTTCAATCAGTTTTATCTTGGGAGTTTGGGGAATGAATGAAATATCTTGAATTTTCTTCTTCCGCAGGAGAGCCATGCTCGCTACTTCGCCTAAGGTAATGATTACTTTAGGTTTTACAGTAACGATTTCATATAACAAGTAGGGGAGACAGTTTTTGACCATTTGCTGAGTTGGAGTAGTTTTGTAATAGCATTTTACAACATTCGTTATATAACAGTATTGGACTTTATCTCCGAGTATCTTCCGTAAAACATTTCCAGCAGGTCCGATGAAAGGCACTCCCTTTATGTCTTCCTTTGTCCCTGGGCATTGACCAACCAACATGATAGGCCCTTTTCCTTCACCCCAGAGACAGCGATGTTCGAGTTTACTACGTTTCAGCTCCTCACAGAGCCTGCATTCAGGGTCTCTTTCTCTAATCTCTTCAGCTTTCTTCAAAGGAAACCTCCTCAAATAGATTTTTCTCTGGATAAAAGTCTAATATGATATGCCCAGTTTCTCCATAGCGACAATTGTCAAGGATTAAAGTTGCGGGACCTTCATAATCAGGTACCTTGATTCTATCAAAGTCCTCTTTTAAGGTTCTTCTTCTGTGCAGGACGAAGATGTAATCGGAGTTTGCCCGTATCATTCCACTGTCACGAAGGTCGGCAGAGGTAGGAGGATTGATTTCATCTGTCTTTTTTGTAACGTGGGCGACAAGAAAGATGGCGATAGATAGCTCTTCAGCAAGAAGTTTGAACCGCTTTGTCACCATTGCGATTTCGGCAGGTAGGTGAGATGTGTCAGAGAGGAGGAAATGGAGATTGTCGAAAACGACAACCTTAATTCCGTAGCGTTTTACAGATTCTTTGATCAATTCAAAGACTTCATTTGGTTTTCCTGCACCTGCTGAAGAATCAACAATATAAATAAGAGGGTCATCTTCTTTAACCTGCAATCCTTGCATAGGGTCTTCAACGTAAACGTCTTTTAGCCATGCAGAGATGAATTTAGGAATGAGACGCCGCTTTTTCATTTCAAGACAATAGAAAAGGACTGGAATACCTGATTGGGCAAGGTAGCAGCTCCACTGAACAAGTAAACTCGTCTTACCGCTTTTGGGAAATCCACTTATTATTACAAGATCTCCTTCCGTGATTCCTTTCCCTTTTCGGAGAATTCTATTCATTCCCTCCCAAGGTGTGAACACCTGAAAGACGATAGGCTCCGTTTGCTGTTCTTCATACAA